ACAGTCGTTCCAACTCACATTTTCTACAGGTAAGTCATCGCCTTTGAAATGGCTGGGGTTGTTACCCATGACCGCAAGCCACTGTGCTTGCGTCACAGGGTATTTTCCGATCTCAAAATCGGGCAGTGTGATTTCGTGCTGACGCTCGTCGTCGTGGCGACCGGCTTCGCTTTCCGGGCTGCCCATCAAAAACGTGCCGCCTTGGACAAAAATCATTTCTATTTCGTTCATAATATCGTTTGTTTTAAAAATTATAGTACAAAGGTATGTCCAAGTTCAAATGTCTCCAAACATTTTGGTACTGTTAACTTTTCGTTTAGATTTAGGGACAACTGTTGACAAACTAAATGCAGTTAATTCCGCCTCTGTTAACTCTCTCCACCATTTCGCCATATAGCCCATAAATTTGCCTTCTGTTGCATTAAATCCAGTTTCTCGGGTGTAAGTCCCCAACACTTCCTTCCCTTCACCAGCGATGAAATAAACGGGTTGTTGGTGTTGGGGATGAACAAGATGAAAATTATTGTATTTCAATTTAGTTAACCGATGAATGTTTGCGGATTGATTGCTAATGATAACTCGTCAATATTCGTCCGATATTCGCAAACAAACTTTACTCCATCGTCGCTGTTCCACACCATGCCTCCCAATTTATCAACGATAAACTGACCATTCACCTCACGAATTGGAATATCACCTTTTATATTTCCAGTTGATTTTGACCACATTCTCCCAAAATCATCAACGTACACAGTTAGTATGGACTTGGATTTTAGTCCATTCCTGATTGCTTTTTTTATTGCTATGTGATTTACCATTTCAGTAGTTATTAAATGATGTTACAAAGATAAGACACAACTACTGATAGTTGCAAATCAATTTACTTCGTTAACAAATCATTTGCTTTTCTGAGGCGTTTTTGCTCTAAATGATAAGTTTGATATTCCAACACCTTAACTTTAAATTTAAACCACGCAATATCTTCCTTTCGCTGATCCCATTTCTCATCGTTGTAGAAAAATCGTGGGCAGTGTTTTCCGGTTACATCGTGGTGACGAACAACATGTGAAATATCTAAACCTTTATTAACTAACTGCCAACCAAGTTGTTGTGCAGTCATATCTAAAATTAAAGAATCGTTTCTATCACCGCCTAAACACATTTCAAAACTTAAAGAGTTGTTGTTCTTTATTTTGTTTTCCAACCACGGTTTTGGAATGAATCCTAACCATTTACGATCTCCAACTGCATACGCAACGTTATGCTCTTCAGTACATTGGACAATTTCTTCATCGTCGATACAATAATGCGTTCCAGCGCGTTCTTTTTTTCGTAAATAATACGCATTTGCCCGAGCATCAGCACCCAGATTTAAGTTGGCGGTATAATGTACGATTAAAAATTCAATGGGTCTGTTGCGATGTTTCACAGTCCTGTCTAATATTTTTACAAAAGATACAGCAGCAACGAACGGGAGTAACGCGATCAACAAAAATAATTTGTTGTGAGTTAATATCCATCTTTTTAATTTTAGACTGTAATATTTTAATTTCCGTTTCATTTGTATTCTCCTCTTGATTTTAAAATTGGGAGATAAATTGCTAATTTGGATTGGTTCTGCTCGGTGTATTTTCTAACACTCCTCCACTCATGCGACCACAATGCAAGTTCAAATCTGCGTCTGCGGTTATGTGCTTTCCGAATATTTTTATTAGGAGACCCACATCCACTTCTTGAACCGCAACATTTTCCGAGAGATGCACCAGAATTAGTAAGACCACAGTTGTAACTGTATAATTGCAATGCCAGATTTTTATACGGGTCTTGATGCAATCTGCCATACTTTGCGATTTCTCGCAATGTAATCGTCATCGCTTCGTCGAAAGTTACTTTACGGTCTTTGGTAAATTGTTTAATTTCGTTTCTTCGCACATTTCCCAAGTCATTCCAACCAAACCCGATTGAATATGCTTGTCTTCCATTTTGTCCACGACCATCTGGATACCACCATGAACGGTAACCTTCATTGGCTTTAATTTCCCAAATTAACATTTGGTATGGAGTGTACTCAAATTTGTGTGTATTTGCTGACATCAATATGATAAAGAATAACATACACGATGCAAATACAAGTGCAGAGTCAAGTAATTTTTTCATTTTTTTGGAGTCCTTGGATTAAATATAAAAATATCAATTCCCCTAAATATGAATAGAAACAAAATAGTCAATAATATCATATAAATGTTAAGAAAATCTTAAAATTGGGAACTTTCAATTAAGTATCCGACCACAAATGTATTTATATGCAGATAACTAAAACGTTAACAAAACGTTAACATATATAAAAAAGCACTTATCCTATAACATTGGGATAAGTGCTTATATTCATCATACTTCGCTATCGGTCGCCCACGACCTCTTTGCTTGTATGACTCATTTTATTTTTTTGCTCATAATGCTACGCAGATAACCCCTGACTCACCGGGAGGCGAGGCGGAAGCCGACATGGATGAGGCGGAGCGTCGGCTCGCCGTAGTTGCGATTAGCAGAGCGGCAGCTCCGAGCATCGTTGTACCAGCTGCCGCCGCGAAGCACGCGGTACCCGCCCGAATCCGGTCCAGTCGGGTTGACCTGCGTCTCGGCGGGGTAGTCGCCATACCAATCGTTGCACCATTGCCACACGTTGCCGCTCATGTCGTGGAGTCCCAGTTCGTTGGGCTTTTTTGTGCCAACAGGGTGGGTTTGGGCGCAATCGTACCAAGCGACTTCTTCCAAGTCGTTGCTTCCTGCGTACAAGTAGCCTTTGCTTTGAACGCCGCCACGAGCAGCGAACTCCCACTCCGCTTCCGTCGGCAAACGATATTGCCGGCCCGTCAACGAGTTGAGTTTTTGGATGAACTCCTGACAGTCGTTCCAACTCACATTTTCTACAGGTAAGTCATCGCCTTTGAAATGGCTGGGGTTGTTACCCATGACCGCAAGCCACTGTGCTTGCGTCACAGGGTATTTTCCGATCTCAAAATCGGGCAGTGTGATTTCGTGCTGACGCTCGTCGTCGTGGCGACCGGCTTCGCTTTCCGGGCTGCCCATCAAAAACGTGCCGCCTTGGACAAAAATCATTTCTATTTCGTTCATAATATCGTTTGTTTTAAAAATTATAGTACAAAGGTATGTCCAAGTTCAAATGTCTCCAAACATTTTGGTACTGTTAACTTTTGATTAACACTATCAATCATTTAAAACTTGCCTGTTGCCTTTAGTCTGCCATTCCTTCAACTTTTGAAGCGAAATAGTCAATTCAGACACATTGGTAGATGGTGGATTAGTCAGCCAAAATCGTGTGGGTCGGCGATTTTCTTGGATTGCGGTCAAATCCGTCGTTAGTATCCAAACCTTTATTGTTTCCATTTTTTAACTCCGTTATTTTTTGGATGATCCCTGCATGATACAACTGAAGTTCTTCCATATATTGCTGAACTTCCAGATGTTCGTATTGAACTACCCCGAGTTCTTTATACGCCTCATCCATTGTAAAATTATTAATATTGTGAAAAGTCAATTTCATCATCTTGTTGCGGTTCGTATTGTTCGTAAATTTTAGTTTGTTCATCTTTGTAGTATCCACCGACCGGACGCAATTTTCCATAATATGAATTATAACAATTGTGGCAAACCAATTCCACGTTTTCGCGCCTAAAATCACGTCGGTCTCCATTTTTGAAAACTAATATTGTCGGAGAGGCATTATCAAATAATCTGCGTTCAGAATAGCCACAAATTCCGCATTCATCCAAAAATTCCCCATCTTCAATGATTCTACGCTTAAATTCAGATTTTGGAAGACTTGGATGTGTACCATTTAAAAGTTCTGTACCACTTAACCGATACCGTTTTTTGGTATGTACTGATGCGCCTTTTCTATGGCGATGGAGTTCAAACAGGCTTTTTCCCGTCTCTGCATCAATTACCATCTTGGCGTATTTATTATAAACTGCACACGAAACATGTAAAAACCGGGCGGCCTGTGAGTTATTGCCACTGTTTCGCATTGCATACCGAATTTCAGATTCGGTCAAATTGTATCGGGGACTTTTCCAAAAACTCATGCTGTTAATTTATCCTCAATTACATGTAAAAACCAAACACAACCAGAAAGAAACATCGTATTCAAAAACCAGTTTGTGTTGAGATTAAACTCTGGGAAAATAAGATGAACAAAAAAACTGACCCACACAGATGTGCACAAAAAACAAGTCAGCAATTTATACAAAAATGGAATACGAGTAACAAACATCATACGGAATGGTTTAAAAAGATAACTTTCGCTGATGATTTGAGTTATTTGATATATTACTACTAAAATGAATACTAAATTCATGTTACTTCAAATGATAAATTATTTTTTACTAATTTCGCAGTAATATTTTGAATTTCTTCTATCGTGCCTTCAAATATTTTACATTTCCCATATGATTTCAATCTTTCCACGATGATATTTGCTTGAATTGGCAGTAATTCCATTTCCACTTTTAAAAAATGCACAATTGCATCATCGGGCATTTGACCACTTTTTAAAGTAATGTTATATTTTTTGTCTTTACAACATGCCATAGATTTTCCATCACTTCTAATGCAGTGTTACCAAATTGTGCATATATGCGCTGGTCATTGAATCCAACCCATCCAAACCAACATTCATTATGTTGTTTGATATTAAATTTTAGCATTTCTTTTCCTATGATTTTCCAATTCTTTCATCAATTGTCTCCCAACATCGTATGCGGGCGAATACCATGAAAGATCGGGTTCTTTTTTTGGTTTTTCTTCTGGAGGAGGTTCCTCGTCGGCAGCAGGTTCTTCTTCTGAAGGTTCGGGCTTCTCCTCTTCTTCTGGAGGTTTCCCAGTCATTTGGGCATTTAGTTTATCCAACGTAATTAGCCTACCACCAGCCTTTATTTTAGTGATGTTGCGATAATCAAATTCAGTCGCATTCCCAAACTCATCATACCCGACACCACGTCTAAAATTTTCCAAGTCGCTCAAATCTGATATAATATACCAGTCATCATTTGCATACACTTTCAGTGATACTTGCTGGTCTATATATTGTGCCAAAAATTTATTATCAAAATAATACATCGTCCGGGTTTCCTTTGTTTCGGTAATTATCTTTTTTATTTGGTTTTTCAGCCTCAATCTTTTTGGGCTTCTTTTTAATTTTGATTTTGGTTGGTTCCTGTTCCCACCCTTCCAAATCGTCGTGGATATTGATTTTCATCTTATTTGATCAACTTTCTCCAATTTTTTTAAAATTTGTTCAATCGTATATTTCTGACCATTTTTATTAAATATACGAGTTTTTTCCAAAATATCAGTTCGGTTTTGATTGACTAATTCTTCAAAAATTACATATCCCGCTCCGCGATTGAATGTAGTGCGATATTTAGACGAATCTGCAATTTTTGAAAATAAAAAATGCCCAAACTGGTTAATTTCATGTTCAACATCGTGTAAATTATCGCCCGGAAATGTAATATAAATTACAACATTTGGTTTATCCAACCACTCAGGTTTATTTTTGGTGTCCATCCTAAACATTTTTTTGCAAGTGAATTATCAGCACATACGAAGTTTGGTTCATTTCGTGCGGGCAAATTTCTACGAGGATACTCCTTCCCCCCAATCATGTCGCATAATTCATTGATCGAATATGTAGTTCCAGTTCCGATGTTGAACACACCAGACTCATTATAATTTGCTGCTAACATGTTTGCTTCAATTACATCGTCAATATTTGTAAAATCTCGGCGTTGTTCACCATTCCCACAAATAGTAAATGGCAGGCCGTCATATTTTTGATTTAAAAATGTTTGAAGGGCTTGCATATATGGTCCTTCACTGGTCATGTAATTGCCATAGACATTAAAATATCTAAGTATTTTTCCTTTCAACCCAAAATGCTCGCTATAAAATTTAATGTAGTTTTCAGCCACTAATTTTTGCATTGCATAGGGGCTGGTTGGGTTTGGAGTGTCCGATTCTTTACTTGGAGTATTTTTGTTTCCATATACTGAACTACTACCAGCAAATATGAAATTATTTAATCCAGCAGCGCGACATGCTTCCAGCGCAATTGTTGTGCCATGCACATTTGTAAGATCATACAATGGAATATTGTCAAACGATGGTTGAACCCTCGCTTTTGCGGCTAAATGAAAAAATGCGTCGGCACCATCAATTTGTTTAGCCAACGAAGTTACCTTCATTTTACCAATGTCGTAGTAATAAAATTTGATGTGCCGAAGTAAACCAGCATCCAATGTTTTTTGATCTGTGGTTGAATAATTATCATACCCAATGACAGTATGACCTTCATCCAGACATCTTTTCATTAGATGCCTTCCGATAAATCCACAACAACCTGTTATAACTATTTTTTTACTCATTTTTAACCAATGAAAGTGAATGATTTTTCAGTACTACCACCTGTCGTAGCATAATTAATTGTTAAAATATTTCCGTTTGATGCAGTTGCAAAATTTGAAATGCCCGATTCTGGATATTTTGCGACTGCATATATTTTATTTACACTCTCGTACCAGTCAAACATAAAAGTTTTTGTCGTTCCGGAACCAGTCGTCGTTAAATTGTAAATGGAGTCGGTTGGAACATTGCTTCCAGACAAATAAATATCAACTTTATAATCTACAGATGTTTGTGCGCAATTTAACAATGACCCAGTAACACGATTTATGTTTTGGTTATAGGTTATATAATCCGATTTCCACGACGGTCGTTGTATCGTGGAGGGTAACATTGTGCCTGTAAGCGGGTCAAAATATTTTAATTTAATTTGGTTCAAATATACTGGCTGATTAGTATAATTTATATACCAATTTAATAAAAACGGCGTAATTCTCAATGACAACTCCGTAGAAAATCCAATAAAAGAACTGGCACCAAAAAACGATGCAGAAACGCCATTAGACCCGGTGCTGGCATAATAAAATATTGGTGAACTTGGAGCAGTAGCTGAATTATACTGATTTATTGAAATAGGCGAGTGCATATAGTACGAAGTCTTAATATCGGACGATATACTACGAGTTGGACTGAAATTCTGAGTAGTTAGAAGCGCCACTGGTGCAGTAGAAGACCCTGTGGAAAAGTAAATAATATTATTATGTCCATATACCCCACTTGGTAATTTACTACTACTATAATTTAAAAGTAAGTACCCAGAATAACCTATATCCGAGATTGTCGCCTGGCCATATATTCCAAAATTTAAAGTATTATATCCTGCACTTAATTGATAATTTGAACTTGTTGCTGCTTGAGAATCAAATCTATGGTTTATAGTTGCTGGGCCACCAATTGCAGTGGATGTTCTAATATTGCTGTTCCCATACGGATAATTGAATACATTATTGATTACAACCGATTTTGTATAACCCGCTGATACAATTGGCATAGTCAATATTATTGCAGAATGACACATGGACGGATTCAATTCTGGTATTAAAAAATTACACACTCCATAAATAGATGTATTATATCCAGTGTTAAGTTTATAAAAATCCTCATTAAATGGTACCATCATACTGGACATTATTTGTGTGCTCAAATCAGACCGATAAGTATATGTTATACACACAGTTGGGCTAACATCGGCAAATCGTTGCAAAGATGAACTTGCTTTCAGGGTATGTGCAGTTGATGTATCTAATGTCCCGCTGACATTCTGAATGTCAAAATAATATGTATCAGAAGCCATAGAATTTTGTAGAACGAATCTAGCACTCGTTGATCCAGAATCTATCTGCGTAACTAATCTCGTTGTTGTATCTAATGACCTTGCACTATCATACCCAGTATATTGTATCCATATATCTTTGTAATCTTTTGTGGATTCTGGTAAAAATGTGTCAAATGCTGGAATATTGGTATATCCGCCAATAGTTTTTCCAAACACTTGCCTACCACCCGCTCCAGCAAATAACCATTGCTGATTAAAATTATTAGTATCTAATGGTAGGCGAACAGTTTTTATATTTGTTACTACATCTGTGTCATCAAATTGATATGTTGCTATCAGTTTGAAACTATGTCCTGTCCACATCCCAGAATTGGCGGCTGGAAATGAAAACCGTGGGGATACAACATGAGATGACCCCGTAAAACGAGTATTAAATAAGTTTGTAAAATTTTGTTTGTAAAATAATGTTGCATGATCTCCAGTCCCATTTATTGTTGATGTTGCTGCGGGAGCACCGCCCAAATTGCCATCAACCGAACATGAAAAAGCGTAATTAGCAACACTCGCAATTGTTGTACCTGTATTAGCATCCCGCAAGTACATCTCTATATCTACACATAAAAAAGTCCGACTTCCAGTTTCTGGTATAAAAACTTGTTTATTTGATCCTGAGACTACAATAGAACCGCTTTGAGCAGATGTCAACGTTTCCCATCCATACTCAACCGTATTAATTCTGAAAGCCATACTATGTTAAAATTTTTAAAATTAAATTTACCCGTGTAACTGTGGAAACGCTGTCCACATTAAATCTAATTACATCACCAGAACTTACGGTTTTAGTCCATGTCGTTAAATTTGTGTCAGAATTTGATGCCGCAGCACTTAATGTAGGTTTCTCCGATCCTGCAATGCTGTCTAAAACAGTCGGTGGAAAATTTGCAAATACGTCCTTCCAAACATCAATCACAATTGATCCTGCTTGGTCGGCAGTTAAATACCAAGCATTTATATATCCGTTAAATGGAATTGTTATATCCCCTTTAATTCCAGTAGTGATCACGCTACCTCCGCCATCAATCGTCAAGCCAACTGTTTTAATTTCTTGAAAATATGAAGCAGTCATTGCCGTATTCGCAAAACTGGCACTAACACTCGGACTACCGGGAGCATAACTGGCCGATATTGCATACGAAGACGTTAGATATGTTCTAATTGTTCCTACATCTGCAATGGATCGGTCATTTGATTTTAAAAAACTTCCGTAATCATATCCATACTGAATTCCAAATTTATTACTACTTCCATCAAAAAATTTAGCAGTATCGCTTACACCATCCAACGAAAAGATGTAAAATTCATCACCAGACTTTAGCCCTTTTATGATGGTCTGTTCGTTTGTGATATAAACAGCATAATTTGCATCTCCATATACACCAAATTCTGAATTAAACGGCATTTTGAACTGCAAACCTCCGCTGATGATCGCCTGAACATTGGGTGCAGTTGTACCACTTCCACCATATATCCCACCACCTGTTGCAGCATAACTGGCAGATGTAGCAATGATTCCAGTCAATGCACTGCCATTACCCACAAACGCAGATGCAGTTACAGAATTTTCAACAAACAAATTTTGCAGTTCCGCATCACTTCCAGACCGAACTAACTTCTGCCATGTACTCATTATTTATTTTTAACTACGATTAGTTCGTTTTCATAATGCTCAAGTCGTTCAATATTCAACTTCAAATTTCCCAGCTCCATGTAACCATATTCACCACTATCAGTCAAAATTTGAGATAGTAATGTAATATACTGAAAATCAGTCTGTGTGAACGTGTTTCCATCAATTTCAACGATGATGCCGGGAATTTTAAATGTTCCAGTAGGATTTATTTTGAGGTTTAAATCGCACCACGTCGTGTTTGGCTGTTCCTTTGCGATATATTTGCTTATTTCGGGTTGATTCAAATCACACACCAACGAATCACACCAAGGCTCCAGTGTTTGCAATAATTGGTAGTAACAATTTGTTATTTTGAAGCCGATGTTATATTTGTGCGAGATGATTGGATGTAAATACTCATCATGTTTAACCATTGACCCCCATTTCCTTATAAAATTTCGGGTTGATCGGATATTTTGTTCCTCCCACTCGGGACTATTTGTTCCGACTTCTGTAAGATTCGGATTGAATCTGCTGCCTCTACAAGTTAAATGATAGACAAACCCATCCCAAGTTTGTATAAAGCAGTTTTTTCCAAATTTTAATTTGAATCTATTGAATATGTCGCTGTCTTCCTTTGATTGCGGTGCATACAATGGGTCGTGTCCACCGATTTCTTTAAATTCATCTACCCAGAATGCCCACGGCGCAAATACTCCGTAAGTTATTTTTTCATGTATATAATTTTCTCGGTATATTTTAACCAAATCTAAAAGCGAATCTTCGTCAAAATTTTCAGGTTCTGTGCCAAAATCATCTACTAATTTTTCTGGACCGGATGGATGTAGTGGCGGTTCTATTCGGGTGAGAGAGACAATCCGGTTTTTATTTTTTATTGGCTTTGAAGCGAATGAAGAAACCGTCATACCAGATGGATATTGCTCACGTTTAAATTTCCAGTCATACATCAATCTGTCAATTGCATCCAACGCATTTGGGCAAAGGTACATATCACTATGGAATATCATTGCAACTTCAGTTTCCACAATTTCATTTATAATTCGGTCATACATAATGGTATGACCCAACCGCTTACCAGTTGTATTTTCTATTGATTTTACAAATGGATCAATTTTCTTTATTTCTTCAATCCACTCCCGTGTCCCGTCCTCACAATGATCAATTCCATAACAAATCCAAACTTCATGGTCGCCTTGATTTTTACGGATAGAATCATAGGACCATTTCAAGTATTTAAGATTGTTCCGGGTGGATACTACTAAACTAATTTTCATTTTATTTTAAATGTATAAACACGGTTTAAATCTAATTCTGATACCGATTCGTTGAGTTTATTATTTACAATGAATTTTTGAATTGACTTATCACAAAATTTAGTTAATGATTCTACTACTCCAGTCATATCAACACCACAAAATTCAGTTTGGTCGTATCTAAAATAATCAAGATATAAAAACCATTCGTCAACTTTCCAACATGGCATAATACATCCGGTATTGTGTGGTAATGTTTTCGGCGATAATATTATTTGCATAGCCACAATTATTTGAAAAATCCAAACCATCCCTCTTTTGGGACGACTTGGACGTATTCATTTGGTTGGATTATTTTACTTCCGTCCAAGCGGTTTAAAAAATTGCATAAGATTGGATTCTGGAACTGAAATCATTGGTTGTCCAGTCCGCCATACTGTACCATTTTTAATTTTCCGCATGAAATAAATTGGCTCATCGTGGGCATAAGACTTGTTCGTGTTTAGAATGTTATACACCTCGTAAACAGAACCGTCTTCAATCAGTTGAAATTGTTGATTCATTGTGTTATCCTTTTTTTGTGAAGGTAGTGCAGCCCTTCGGGTTAAATTAGTTCAATTGTTTGTTCAAATCAACGATTGCGATTTCTTTTGGAAAGGAAGCCGCCGATCTTGGAATTATCAATTTCAACATTCCGTTTTTGAATGAACTTGAAAGTTGTGATAAATCAAATTTGATTGGAATTTTCCATCCCACCTCAAAATCTCGCTTTGTAATTCCACGATAGTGATACACTATATTTTCAGTGGATTCTTTATTACTCCGATGATATTTGACTTTTAGTTCATTTTCAACAGTCGTAACCTTAATGTCATCTACATTTCCATCCGCAATCGGTATGTCAATGTATAATGCGGTTTCGTCTGTATATACATCAGTCGGATAATTAATTTTTTGATTTAGCAAAGGCTGATAACCTTTACCTTGCAAAAAATTAGAAAATCGTAAATCAAACGCTTCAAAGTCGTTTAAATAAAATTGTGGTGTGTTCATAGTTTAAAACCTCTCTTGATGGTTAAATGATTGAAGGGCTGCACTGAACCTTCTTACAAATATTTCTTCACTATAATTATCTAAATAATTTGAAACGGCCGCATCTGAACAATGCTTGTAAAAATCCGAATCCATTTTTAGACGATTTGCTAATTGCTTTGCAGTTACTAAATCTCCTTCATCAACAGTCAAATCTGGCTGACATATTCGTTGAGGGTCCAGAGAACTGTATCCAATACAAGGAATGCCTAAATAACTTGTATTCAAAGCAAACGTTCCGGCCGCATAAGTCCGCATCAGGTGAACTGCATATTTAAATTTACTCAATCTAACAATCCACTCGTTCCAATTCATATAGGGTAGATATGTGATGTCTTCAATATAATCTTCATACTCACGTTTCCTACCCATACTTGGAGCATAAATTTCAGTACCAAATTCGCTTGCGACGATGAACGAGTCCATCCCCCCATACCAACTGCACAAATTGCCCCCTATAACAGACGAGGCTCGCGCATGGGCGACGTTTACGATATTTGCGGGTATTGAGTCCTCTATCATCAAAGACTGCAAAACAAACACGTTTTTGTGCGAAATAAGACCACTGTAATAATTGCGATCAATCTCGTTATGCACAAAAATACAATCCACGTCATTCAACAATTTCAAATATCGGAATTGGTCTGGAATATCATAATCTTGCCAGCCATCTTGCGGCCCTTCCTGCATTACTGCCCACATCTTACAACCATTTCTATTTTGGTCAAAAAAGTCAAATGCAATGTTAGGATTTTTTTTGGGAACTATAATAATGCCCAAATTGTACTTTTGCGGTGTGACTGAATGACTAAGTGGGATGTGGTTGGCATTTAATGCACACATCCAACTTGTATCAGTTCTTCCCGCAAATTTTCGGTCAATTTTACCTGAAAAATTACTTTCAGTGAAGAATGTTATGTTCATTTAATGTGTTTTTAATTTGCTCATACACAAATTGGGAATTTCCGTCCACAGATAATATCTGCTCCTTATTTTCCCAAATATTTACATAGTAAATTTCCGGTTCATCAAAATATTCGTCCATATAAATATTAAATTTGTCCATTTTACACATACCACACCAACAATCTTCACACTCATTTCCAGTAAAGATAAGATCATTTAATTGTTTTGTACTGGTAGCCATATTTTATTTGCAGTAGGGTTTTGAGATAATTCCACTTTAACTAATTCGGTAATATCTGATATATCACTGTGAATATTCGTCTCATAAAATCCGTCTGGAAGTTTTACGATAAATTTTCTAAATTTATGCCATCCTCGGCGATGACTGAAAAATGAGTTTGTATGGTAATGATTTAACATTTCGTTGAATTGCTCGTCACTATAATCACTTCGTTTCAATACCATCGCTTATCTCCTTTATAATTTGACAAAATTCGTATAGTTCCTCGTCTTCACATAATGTCCTCAGACAATTAAGTGCCAGCAAATACTCAGAATCAGTTAACCCGTCTCTGATAGATACAAATTTTCTAAATTCGTCTAAATCATCAAACAAATTTACCGGGTTAATTAGGTCATAGTAATGGGAATCACTTATTTCGTACATATTTATTCTCCAAGTTCAAATTCCGTATCAGCATAAAAGATGATTGTGAAATCGCAATCAACAAAAGTCATTAGGTAAAATTCGCCGCGATATTCAACATTATTTACGGTCGCGCTTATCTCTTCAATTTCTTTTACAATCCAATTGCTAAAAGCCTTTGCGGGTTTAACTCCATAAACTACATCGTATATAGTGTTACCACTTAAAAATGGACTGCCCATAAATATGGTTTTATAAAGTTTTATCTTCGTGCCATTTAGCCGAAGTTGTAAAAGTTCAATTATAGACATTCTGCGAGCGTTTTAAACGAACATTCGTAGTTCTTAGTCAAATGTTCAAGTGAGAGTTGTAGTTGTTCAAAATTTTGCCTGTTCCATACATTGTGATTGTGGGAACCCGCAATGTGGGATTGGAACATGATCATATTTTCGTTATGAATTGATATATGTTCCTGTTGTATTCCATCATGTCCAAAGAAAGTTTTACAATTCCAGTTCATATTCCGATTGTGGTCATAATGAAGTGCGACATATTCAAAATTCTCATCAATATAGGATTGACAATCTGGATTTAGTAACCAACCGGGAGAGCGCCATCCATTTGGAAAATTTCCAATGGAGTCATACCACTCATCTAACATATCTCGGAATCTATACTTTACGTCATGTGCTTGTAACTCAAACCACTCACATTCTCCAAATTGTTGTGGGTTTAACGTATCGTGGAAATGCCCATGTGCGCACAACTCAAAAAATTCAACCGAATTTAATTCATCAATCCAACCTTTGTTATCTGTCAATTTATTTCTACGATGGTAATTGGACGGAATGAATAAATTGTATTTACATCCAAACTGTTCATGCAATTCGCGAAACCATTTCTCGGGTTCTTCTCCGATGAGTCGGTATCCTTTTTGTGGATTTATATCATCGCAAGATATTGTAATGCTCAAATTCATGTGGAAGTTTTATATTAATTATGCCATTTGCTGAGTCAAATAATGGCTTTATTTGCTCTATCGTATATCCAGCCAATCCAGTCCCGATGGGTGTGACTAAAAATTCAAGGTCTGGATGGTTTATCGCAAACTCTATAAATTTTTGCACATATTTAGCGATTTCGGACAATGGAAGAGTTTTAATTCTAAAATCTTTGGTTGGAATTGCATACGATTGTCCTTGCAAACCTTGACCGTGACCATATATTGCCCCAAATTTCATCATCGCTTGTTTAGCGGCTCCTGCACCATGTACTCCGGCCAAATTTGATCCAAATACAAAAATTTGGTTGGGCAATAGTTCTTTGATCGTTTTCATTCGCTTCCATGATTATATTTCTTCTCTAAAAATTCGCCGAAATGTTTGGCAATCTCGTTTTTAATCATAATTCTAAGACCATTTATATCACGGATTGCAATTGCCCTCCTACCAACTTCTTCAAGTCCAAGTTCACCTTCTTTACCCTTTCTAATGTCAGACTCTAAATCCCAAATTTGTCCGTTGGTTTTTTTCAAATCGTTGATAAAGTCTTGATGCCAACCTCTCTCTCGTATGGCATTTTCCAATGTCAATAAATGTTGCAGATTATCCGCATTCGCTCTCTCTCTCTTTAGGAGTTCAATTGTATAGCGGTCGTATAGGTCTGGTGTAGGATATTTCATAACTGAATCGTTTTAAATGTATCAAGTTTTTCATTAATTATTCGTGGCAGAGCAAGTGCCAAATCCTCATATTCATCCGCATCTTCGTCGTAAAGTCGTGGATCATTTTCAGTATTAAATAACTCCAATTCATTCATTTTAAATACTGCCCAAAATTCGCAAAATTCAAAGGTGATTGTAATAGATGGCGCATCTCCATCAATATTTACCTGATTGTAAATTTGCTCATTTACATCTGTGACGATGTCGAGTATTTCGTCTAATGTTTTATCAAAAAATGTCATAAGTGTTTTATTTTTTACAATTATACAAAAACTTTTTAAATAATCCAAATTATTAACAGATTTTTAACAAATATAAACCAATAAGTGTAAGGATCACCCACCATAAGTTTTTCATTATCAAATAAACAAATCTGAAATTTCTTGTAGTTTGTGTGATTTTTAATTTGTCTGCCTTAATTCCATATCGGCGTAGATAGTCATACATTTTTTGAATATCGTGATCATATAGTGGCTTCATCTATAATAAATAATTTTGTTTTTACAATAATATTAAAAGTTTTTGATTATTGAGGAACAATCTTCCAATAGGATGGTTCACCTTCACGAAAATCGCCTTCAACAAGTTCAAGTTTCCATCCATACGATTCCAACCATTCAACCAATTTAGGACTTTTTGAAATCTCATCATTTTTAAAAGTGAATCTACCATACGCAACCGCACATTCAATGTTAACAATCGATTTCTTTAAAAGATTGTCCGAACTTGGATAATTTGTTTCTTCTGGTCTTAGCATAATTTTGAAATTTGATTTAAAACTTCTTCGTTTGTGATGAATGGTTTTTGTTTGAATAGATTATCAAAATTTTGTTTACTTGATTGTTCCAAAATACTCCACCATTCCCCCTTGTCCTTCGCAGTACATTTACCGAGTGGGTTTAATTCATCCAATACGCCCATCCGTTTTTTTGGATGCCTCCTATTATGTGAATGGAGAATATTGCTAACATTGTACTGGACAAATTCATCGCCAAGCAGTTTTTTTGCAATGACACCCAGACTTACATCTTCGGAATTGTGGATGAGTGCGTGTGGAATGTTGATGCCACTCTTTAATAAATCTGTACTAAACCCGACACACGATCCGTCAAATCTGGGGTTATCAAAACTAACTATTTCGGTACTTTCAAACGGAATATTATTCACGTCCTCCATTTCCCCCCATGACATATAACCTTTACCAGATTCAATCGCATTAAATTGCCAATCTTCATCATCTACGAATTTAACATCCTTATATTTTGGATGTAAGGGTGCAAACGAATTATCCCACAATTTTCTGTCGGCAAAATTTACAATGTATTTAGGCGTTATCGCTTTGACTGATTCATGCAATTGATCTAAAATTCTCAGTGTTTGGCTGGGCCATAATGAATCAGTTTCACTCCACAGAATTACATCTGCTTTGTCTTGGAAATCGTAACAAAAATCGCGCCTATAAGATGCTATGTTGTAAAAATCGTGGGTCGTGGCTTTTTGATAAAATTTCAACTGTTTCTTAAAATTGCGGTCAAGTTTCAAATATACCAAATCCCCGAGCGCATTCTCATTATGCCGTTCGGTTTTACCAACAGGAATTGCATATCTTTGCCGGAAATACTCCCAATCCACCTTTTCAAGATATTGTTGGGTTGAAAAACAAAACTCAAAGGTAACATTTTCAGGATTTTCTATCCCTTCCAGCATTTTTTTACATGAATGAATGTGCTCATCCAACATTTCCAACTCGTAAAACTGGATCAAGCATCCGAAAATGTATTTATTTTTTAAGATCATAATAAGGAAAAACGTTTCGGTCGTAATATTGTTTACAGTCGTTCATACAAAAATCAATTTCAATTTCGGAAACTGGGCGAAAGTGCCAAGCATCAACACCGACATTTATCATCTTGGGTTGGACTTTCCACAATCCATGAATATGTCCTGTAATTGCAAAATCAATTTGTGGGTTGTTGTGAATTTCAGTTAGACAACCAGTCGGATAATGATTCAAATGCAACTGTTGCCCGTTCAATTCAATTGTATGATTTTCATAAATTTCATCAAAATAATCAGCCAACAAATACAGTTTGTCTTCATCATAGTTTCCCACGATTAAATTCCATTTTATTTTTGGATTGTAGTCGCGCATTTGCCGCAAAATACGAATTGAATCAGAATTGTATCCGAAAATGACATCACCCAAATGCCAAAATTCAGTCATCAGTTCGCAACTAATGAAATGATCTCGGATTGTTTCATTCTGTTCATCAATCGTATTAAATGGACGATAAAATAGATTCGGGTTGCCATCAATACCAATCCGACTTTCACCCAAATGCCAATCGCTTGAAAAATACTTCATTTAATAGATATTATTTTGTAATTTAATATAGGAAACTCCATTATGAATTGATGAGTTCGCTTATCTTCTTTGACGAAATATAAATCTCCATTGTATCGGGTGATATAAAATATTGACTTTGCAGTTGTCCATGTTAAATCCAATATATTATTACCACACCCACAAAAATTTGCACGAATAACCGGAAAATCTGATATATGAATGTAGGTTTGATCTGCAATTATACGAGTGCCAATCAGTTCCAATTCTATTCGTTTGAAACTTGGCTGTGAATATGCAAATACCGGAAGTAACAGAAAATATAGTAATTTCATGTCGTTTTATACAAGCAAAAGCCACTAAGATCACCAACCAAGAATTTTACATCGCTGATGCCATAGCCAGAGACTGGATATTTTTTCCAAATCATTTTATACAATTTATCTTTTTGTGGGTCTGTCTTTACACTACCATCTTTATGAACTGATATGATTGCAACACATTGTGGTTTCTTTTTTGCAATATATCGCTCAACTGCATCTTTGACAGTTTTATATAGAGCCAACGCCGAATTAAGTTCAAGATTGGTATATTTTGCGTCTTCCCCATTCACTGTGAAACTGACATTTACCAATTCTGTTATTTTGTCTTGTAAAAACGGGAGAAATTCAAATTCATTAATGTTAGTTTTTTCGTCAAATTCAACCACAATTTCAAGATCGTCCGCAGTTTTGAATTTAGCAAAATGACCGCTCCAACGAATTGGATAAGATTTGACTGTGTTGAAATCTAAGATTTCCTTCAAGATTTCCATTAATGATATTTTCATAATCTGTTATGTTAATTTACAAATCATTCCCTCTGCGTCTTTTCTCAAAATGCGCTCAGGACTTCCGCCAAAATTGTGACGCACATCATGCCCAATTGAACATACTTTTTCCAGTTGTCCAACATAAATTAGTTGTTGTACTGCTAAATAAACATCATCAAATAGTCCTACATCATCAAACACAAAATACACGTCCCCATCGGCGTGTTTTAAATTTTTTGCCCTACTAACATCCATCAGAATTTGATCGGTTGTGTGACCCGCATCTATCACAAACACTGATATTGGACTATGTGCGAAATTTGAATCTACTGGAGTATCGTACAAATTCATCTCAATAAATTTGATATTACTCCGGTCAAAATTCAATTTTTGTGCAGCATCCATGTGTCCGGGTAAATTAATTGTGTAAACTTTGTTGAACAGATATGACAAAACCCGTGTTGTGCCACCTTTATGTGTTCCAAATTCTACGCAATTGAATTTTTGATGGTTGGGCAATGCTTTAAAAAAATTCCACAAATCCGTTTTAAACTTATTGGATGTAGTTGTAAGATTCGTGTGTTTGTCTTCACCAACTTCCAATAAAATTTCGTCAATTGTCTTAAACATATATAAAATTAAATTCAGTTTCTAACGGAAACAATAATCCGCCAATATGAGTTTGTGAAATGGATACGAAATCAACTACTCTCGCTTTCAGTTCATCGTGTTGAATATCAGGCAATGCCCAATTTAATGGCAATTTAAAACTTATGGCTTTATCATCGGCCCAACACTTAATTTGTCCGTTCAAATTTACTTGGTATGAAATTGTTCGCATTATTTTAAGATTAGTGGAGCAATGATGTCAAAATTGACTTTAAACGATGATGTTGGTTTGATTGGTAAGTTCAGTTCGGAACCAATCCTTAACAATGTATCTTTTTTGACTGCATACAGTTCTTTTTCGGTTTTAAACAACATCTTGCACACGTCTAAAAACGATTTGGGAGACGGGTGCGCGGTCTTTGGATAAACTGAAGCCATAAATTGTCTATCAACAACGGACAATTCCGTATTTTCCTTTGTCGCAAATCCATCCATTGTCCAACTTGCTGGAAATGGGTACATCATAATAGATGATGTATCAGCTTCTGTCCCATTTGTTTGATCTTTGCTGTATTTATCCAGCACATTGTGACGAATGGTCGCTACATTCCAAGAATTGGGCGGTTTACTCAAGTCTTTGATAACATTTGCTTCATTCCATTTAATGCCACCTTTTGGATTTTGGTGTTCATGCCCCATACCAATCGCATGCCCAAATTCGTGGAGGACAACTCCTTTATCCAACCATCCCAGATTCAATGTTGGTTGGTTGGTTGGAATGTCCCTTGCATCGGTACCAATGTAAGACCATGCGCCATCGTTCTCATCAAATGCTACTCTAATTTCACTATTTACGTCTTCACTTCTAACAAATTGCAAATTTACTACATCCATCCAATCCTTTAGCGCATTCATCACAAATTGTTTTTGCGATTCTGTACCTTCCATAAATTTTACCCGCAGTTTTTGCCCGTTTGTCCAATATTTTTCTGGAAATGTGACGGCTTCTGCTGAACGAGAAGTTAACTGGATTGGTAATTCTTTATCAATACAAAATTTCATTTGTTATTCTCCCAAAAATTATAAGTGTGTATATTAAAAGTAGTGATAAAACACTACAAAACAAAATTACGTCTAAAACTGCTGACCATTTAACGGTTTTCATAATTTTGACTTAGTTTAATGGCCTTTTTTATATTATGATCTGATAAGATGAAAATTAAATCGGAAATGTTAGTCCAAAAACACTTACCAGTCGTCTTAGTGGATATTTTTGCACGATCTTCAAAAACATACTCCAAGACAAATCGCATTTGAGGTTTGGTCTGCCATTTTGTGTGGTAATTACAGCCAATTACAATGCTGGATTCGGTGAAGTTATGAATCAATTTCATGACAAACGCAACATGGTGGTTTGGCAGTTATCATACAAATATTCGTAAGTTTTTTTAAGCCAATGATTTACGTTTTTCACACCACCTTCCATCGCATTAAAATGGTAAATTCCCGGAATATCAGTAAATAACATTCGGTCATCTAAAATATTCTTCCTTGATAAATCCTGCATGTTAAACTGGTAGGGAAGCAATTTCACATAAATATCATTTTCGTTGGTAATTAAGTTGCAAATTGGCTGGTCAGTTCCGACCCCGTACTTCTTTTGCACTTCACGAACCTTTGAATCATTTTCCCAATAAAAATCCATCAACTTTTCGTGGAATAGTATGAAGGTCGGGTTCGTTATCATAAATCCAGTATTGAAATATTTCCAAATATCAAATTTCTTAGTAAAATGGGTTGGAAACTCGTGTTGATAGTTTTCAATGCTTCGTATAATCCAATCATAGTCTCCATCATTATGAACTGCACAGAAATTATGGTCGCTCAATTCAAAGAAATTTGGGCAATGGGGATGGACAATCGTATCAGCATCAACTAAACAAACCTGATCCACGGCTTCACCTGCAAGCAATTTATGCCAGTAATGTCGGAAGTAAATCGGACTGACGGATTCCAATGGAAACAACGGCTCGTCTAATACCCGTAGTTCGCATTTATTTGCGTTACACCACACTTTCCATGACTCAATGGAGTATTTATACCCCTCCGAACTTTGGGGCTTGTGTGGGCTATTTATTGCGGTTATAAGAACGAAGTTATTTTTCAATTTTATTACTCGGTTTATAAATTACACTTACTTCGGATTCTACCCAACAAACACTATCTTCATCAAATTTCCAACCCATCTCGTATGGAGTATAATTCGGATGACTTTGTAATGCCCAATCAAACCCGATGAGTTTGCGATTAAATTCTTGAACTGCCCATATTTTGTACCAATATGGTTCAGGTCGCTCATTTTTAATATATATCGGATCGTAATCTTCTGTAATTAGACGGAATATGCTATTGAAGATGGGAGTTCCGTCCTCATTTAAATTGGATGGGTGGGTCTGGATGTAATCCAATAAAAATTGTTTTGCTGTCATATTGAAGTGTAAATTAAATATGCAATTAATGTAATTACAAATGATGTTAGTACATTGCGATAGTATATAACAATGCTTATGTCGGGCATCATCCGAAGAGTTTTCAAAGACCTAAAATACATCCCAACATTACAAAGGATAAATAAAATAATGAACCAATAAACCATTTAAAATGTTTGTTTTAGTGTTGTACGGCGAAATTTATAGCATATAATTAAAAATGCTATACCACCAAGAATCATAACAACGTCTTCGGTAATAATGTAGTGCATATTTTTTCCTTTTATTTAGTTAAAAATTTCATTTCAACATATTATTTAATTCTTTGGAAATATGGACACACGTTGCAATTTTTCCACTGAATATGGAATATAATTGATTGTTGTGCTTTGTTATATAACTTGGGCGACCATCATCCTGTTCTCTGTTCGGAAGAACTGTCCGAACTGTGAACATTGAGCCAGCATAATATACATTATCACTTGCAAAATTTGGTCGCTTTTCAGTTGTTGGAATTGTTGGACTGCCATTAAAATTGAAAAAGTCGCGGCTGGCATTGATTATTTGCTTATGATTTGAGTTAGTGTATCCTTTTGTAATACCACAATTCAAATATGGGCGAATTTCAGAAGGAACTGTAAAAAACTTGCCGACTTGCCGTTCATGTATTGCTTCCTTTACATGCCCCATAATGTGGTAATATTCATTAAACCCATGCGGATCAATACAACAAAACTCCCCATCCATAATTACCGCAGATTTTCCTTTCCATTCTCGCCCAACCGAAATAACGGGCTTTTCACACAATTCAAATTGATAATCAATATGGTCATCTTCTGATAGTAAGAAATTCAAATTTGAATAGGTGCAATTTATTACAACATCAAATTCTGACATCATTTGTTTTGTGAATTGAGTATTTAATTTCACATCTATATTACACTTCCGCAATTTTTCGTTACAAATTAAATACAATTGCGCAATATCAAATGAATTTTCATGCACTTTGACGATCAAATCTAAATTTTCACATTTCAACAAATCAAGATTTTGAATTATTTCGTAATCAAGTTTGCTTGTTTCTAAAAATGTCAGGTATTGTTCTTTATCGGTCAGTGAATTGTTGGACGCAATCGCATAATATCTATCAACTCCGTGATTGACTATACACCCATCAAATTCACGTTCAAATTCTTGGGTGGATTGTATCATTTCGTTTGAACGTGGATAATGGTATCCTCTATGCAATCTGTACTGATTACATCCACTTGCTGAATTTAAAATTCCAGACGACATTTCAAACAAAGTGATGTTGTGCCGTTCTGAAAGTTTTATCGCAGATGTAATTCCAAAAATTCCTGCTCCAACAACTGCTATTTTCATATATCAATTCCACTCTAAATAGTATTCCAGAAAAATTTATACATTTATTTTCTTAACGTTAAAGGCACTCTGGCCTGTATTGAAAAAATAGGTTGATCCCGATAATAATCTACATTTATCAATAGACATTCTTTCCAATGTATTTCAAGATTGAGAGGAGTTATGTACCCTTTACCAACAGTATAATACATTGGAGGAAGTGCTACAAATACACTGAAATCCTTCACTTTAAATGCCCTAATCGCAAATTTCAAATCAATTCGGTGGTAATTGTCCAAATTACTATTTACAGTCAATCTTGCAAACGCAATTTTTACATTAGACTCTGCATGGGCATTAAACATCCACGGGTCTTTGTCGGAAACAGTAAACCCGCCAAACACTTTATCTTGTGCAAGTGCAAGATTTGAAAGCAATAGAAAAAATGCGATTAGTCTCATTTATACATATTTCGTTTTAATTAAATTCCAAACATCTTGCATTACCTGAACTCGCTGCTCAATAGGAAATCCAGTGAAATGCCATATTTTCCCATATTTTAGAAAATGCGGCCAAGTTCGTTCATCTTCCATAACAAACTGGTTCGGAAAAAGTTGCCAGTTGTTTATGAACATATTTTTTTTATGGATTGAAAGCAAATTCCATTCCGGAGTTAATAACTCAACCTCAACATTTAGTTTTTGAATTACAAAATTCAACAAGGTTTGCTCCTTACCTCCACCTACGATTGAGTCTATTTCAGATTGTCTGTTTAAATACAACCAACACAGTTCTTCAAATACTTTTAGGTTAGCCTTCCCGAAAAACAAAACTCCGGCGTTTAGATATTTAAACACATCCAATTTGACATTTGGGAAGAAATGCTGTCGCTGTCCAATGGATGAATACAGCCAATTCAAGTCACACAAATCGTTTACACCGTACATTTTGTCAGGTTCAATTTGGTCAAAAATGTTTGGAGCATCCCAGCGGATCATCGTATCACTGTCAACAATTCCGATTTTATCATAACCAACACCTTTTTGATAAATTAATTCCTTGGTCCATATAGGGTAAGTAAACCGCTTATCGTGCTCAGTACAAACAACCAAGTCAATGTTGTGGTTTTTACAATAGTATTCCCACGTTTTAAGCGAATATACTGCATAATCCGAACATTGGATTTGTTTGGATGGGTCGTTTATGTTGACGATATATACGAGGGTTTTACTCATTCAGTGCAATTTATGAAATTCGTTAATTGAATCAGATACATTTTCAACTTCAGTCACTACAAATGAATCCCATGTTGATTGTTTTATTCGCAATCTATACCACTGTTCCAATTGCATTTTATTGCTTAAAAATAATTGGTTTGGCTTCTTAATTAACTTCTTCAACAATCTTGGCTGAAAATATTGGCAGGATTGGATTGAAGTTATTTCTATCTCCACACCATATTTGCTATATGGCGACTCGTGACAATATGCGACGAGTTCCAAATGATTTTGTTTTAACTGTTCGGTATCTTCGTAGTGCATCAGTAAAAATGATATATTGTTATACTTAACATGAGTACAATGAACCAAAACAGTATCCACAAATGCGCGTTTAGTTCTTCTCGTTCCATAGAATGTTATACGTTTCATCAAACGTTTCCACAAATGAACCTAAGCAAACCAAACCAAGAAACACTACAAGTGTTTTACCAAGGAAATGCCATTTAAACGGGTCTGGTTCGTTGCTTATAAAATAGCAAATACCATACGTCAGCAAAAATATCACAAAGTACAATACCAATGTTATTAAAAATGCAATTAATGATTTCATTTTACAAAATTTTAATTTAGGTAATTTATGTGGGTTTCCAATAACCAATTACACTCTTAACATTGTTATGATAAGCAGTGATAGTTCCTGTTTCAAATTTAATCGGGCTAAACACAAATCTGGTATAATTTGCATCTATTAATTCCTTCATAAACTCCACAGTTTCAAACTCGTCATCGCTCAGTTCATACCAATTTTGAGGTTTTGGTGATGGGCACCCATTCGTGTCAAGCAGTATCCCAACTGTATCAGATCGGCATATAATCAGTCTTTTCATCTTACAAAATTTGGATGGTTGTGAATATGTTTTGGGTGGGGAACATCAATAAATTTGGCAAACTGTCCTTCGTCTTGTCTCGATGGCCTAATCATGACTTTTTTTGAGGTTGGTAATGGGCGGAGAACAAATTCAGTTCCTTCGAGCGAATCTGCCCATTTTTTGTGAACAAAATTATCTGAATTGTATCGTATTTTTTCCAATCCAGTTTCAAAGTCCTTCCAATACTGAGGATCGCTCCGATAAATGAGTTCATACCGAAGTTCCTTCCATTTGCCATTGACAAACCACGGATAATGTCGTACCCAAAACTTATCTGTGTATTTGAGTAATGGATAATTTTGCGACATAAATCCATCCATTGCCCGTCTGTAATTTTGCATATTATCAAAACAGTAACAAAAACGACGGAATTTTGGGCTGACTTCGTTGATTGCTTCGCAATAATACTGCGTTTCAAGAAAGTCTCTCCAAACGCATTTTAGTCCTTCGCCGGGCATCAATTTTGAGATTTCCTCGCTAATAACATCTTTGTCTAATTCGTAAAGGAACGCATCCGGTTCCAATGGAAAAATGATTGTTCCTTCACTGACAAACGATTCTAAACCGTGTGTTATAGCATTCAAAAAGCATATATTTGCATCATAATTCTTATAGTCAATAATTTTACATTCAATATGTGGCAATTTGCCATCACCATCAAATTGGTTCCGTGTATATTCGGAAACAATATCTAACGTCATTTCATAATCAAATCCAGCATTGGTGTCTTCATAACACCATTTTTTGCGAAATTGGCTGTCAATCTCTTTCTTATTTTCAACGCCTCCCGGAAAAATACCAGTGTTTATAATTATTACATCGGGTTCAATTACATCTATCATGTTCTGAATCCAATACTTCAAGAAATGGCTGCTGGCAAATTCTGGAATTATGACAATTTTTTTCATTGTATCTGCGTTATTTTATAGCAATTGTAATTCACATACGGATCCTCAAACTCATCAACCTCCGCCTCATCCACTGCAACTAACAACTCCATAGAAATCAAGTTTTGAGCAATATATTTAGCCACAGTACATTTAAGCGCATCAAGTGTGATTTGTTGCTCTTCGTACACAACATCAAGATCAATATCAAGTTGTATTTTCATAAATGTATAACTCCAATCCCTCCCCACATTTGATCTAAGTCGTTGGTGTCTGGATAGACTATTTCAGAGGTTTTATACTTCCCGCTTGCTTTCAATTCCTGCCAAAACTCACCGACATAAACATTTCGGTCATGGTGTCGTTTGGAGATTTGGATGTCGTGGAATGCAACAATGCCACCTTTCCGTACAAATGGGGAATAATCTATCCAGTCTAACTTAACTCCGTTGTATGAATGATCCCCGTCAATGAAGAGAAAATCAATAAATGGCTTAGTGGTTTTAGAACCAGATAGTGATAATAATTCGGCTTGAGTTGCGGTGCTGTGACTATTTCCACGAATGAACTTACAATTCTTAAATTTAGTTTTGAACCATTCATCCCGATCATCCATTTCCTTCTCGCTGATCCCTCCGTGAATTCCGCCATCACTTACATCAATTGAAATGTTCAGTCCATCCCAATTAATAGAATTCCACAAATAGAAAGTTCCGCCATACTTTGTCCCGATTTCCAGAATGTTGTATGGTTGAGTTGTATCGCGGCCGTCAAAGTGACGAGAGACTAAATCATACAATTCAGTTATTTCCTGACGGATTTGGGGCATATAAAGTGAATATGCTGTGTTTATATTATGTTCGTTATTCATTAGTTTCTTTAAATATTTTCATCAGTACATCCGAGCCTCCACACACTTCAAAATTAGTTTGAGCGTCCCGAAAATCGTACTGAGCCAAACGTGTTTGGGTTTTAACGTGTGCAAGAATATCATCTACATTATCAAGCGCAGATACAGTTGACAATAAAGTCAGCATCGTCGTCTCCACTTTATCGGCGACATTAAGACGAATTAACATATCAACTTGTTCGTCGGTAAACTGATTGTAGCACATAATTAAATTTTTGTTTTAACATTCGTCATCCATCATACTTCGCTGTCGGTCGCCCACGACCTCTTTGCTTGTATGACTCATTTCATTTTTTTTTGCTCATAATGCTACGCAGATAACCCCTGACTCACTGGAGGGCGAGGCGGAAGCCAACATAGTAGGCACGGATCGTCGGCACGAAGTTGCCGAGATCAGCGGAGCGGCAGCGCCGAGCATCGATGCTCCAGCTGCCGCCGCGAAGCACGCGGAGCCCGCCCGAATCCGGTCCTGTTGGGTTGATCTGCGGCTGCGGCTCGGATGGGTAGTCTCCAGACCAATCTTGGCACCATTCCCACACGTTGCCGCTCATGTCGTGAATACCGAGTTCGTTGGGCTTTTTTGTGCCTACCGAGTGGGTGCGTAAGTTGGAGTTTTTATACCGCCAAGCGACTTCGTCCAAGTCGTCGCTGCCAGCGTATTTATATCCGTTGGAATAAATGCCTCCACGAGCAGCGTATTCCCATTCCGCTTCCGTTGGCAAGCGGTACGCTTTGCCCGTTAGCATGTTGAGTTTTTGGATGAACTCCTGACAGTCGGTCCAACTGACATTTTCTACGGGCAAGTCATCACCCTTGAAATGGCTGGGATTGTCACCCATGACCGCAGCCCACTGTGCTTGCGTCACTGGGCATTTTCCGATGTAGAAGTCGGAAAGTGTGACTTCGTGCTGGGTTTCGTCGTCGTAGCGCCCGACTTCGTTCTCTGGGCTTCCCATCATAAACGTACCGCCTTGGACAAAAATCATTTCTGGCTCAAAATTCATAATAGCATTGCTTGTTTTAAAAATTATAGTACAAAGGTATGGTAAATTTTCAGACAATTCCAAATCATTAACAAATAGTTAACGTATCACTGGTCGTTGTTATGTGTGTCATTGTACCACCTACAAACAAATTGAAATCATAGATTGGTTCACTACAAACGATCTCTTCAGTATTTAGTATTGTAATTTGTTCAGTATCGCTTCCAAAATCACAACTTGGACATTTTCCCTTTGACGATATGTCCCATCTATGCCCATGTGAGCAAGAATAACTGGTCGTAGTTGTATTCATATCGTGGTGGTGGTATTTTCCGGCAGTATCATAATAAGGAGCACAATACATTGCAGTACATGTACTCATGCCCGGATAAACATTGGATTCGAGATTCTTTTCTTGGCAGACAGGACACTTCATAAATAAGTTGGAGAACATTTGGGGCAAGAACACGAAATATTGTGAATACATATACCAAGCACTGAACGACCAGTACCACGGCATTGTGGGCAAGCGTCATGCAAACATGGGTAAATTTGAGTTATAATTTTTTGCTGCTCATATTCTTTTTGAGTGAATGTTAGTGTAGTTGAGTAACTACATAATTCGGGGGTATATTTAAAATCATTTGAACTGGTCATAAAGTCCTTCGGTTATTTCAAAATTATCAAATGTTTGGAGTTTCCTAACAGGTTCTCGTTTAGCCCATTCCCACATTTTAGTGAGGCCATCCTTCAACGAAGTTACACATTCAAGCCCTAAAATAATTCTGGCTTTGGTATGATCTGAAAATGCTGAATGCACTTCGTATATTGGAGGATAATATTTTCGGTCAACTTTATGTCCAACTACTTCCTCCAATATATCAAGCATTTCTACAATGGTAAATTCATTATTAGCCCCCAAATTGAATGTTCCCAACCGAGTATTTTCGGACGCTCCACATAACCACAGTGGGAGCATTAAGTCGTCAATACAAGTAAATGCACGGGTTTGGCTGCCATCTCCATAAATACTAACAGGTTCATTATTAAGTATTTTACGCATGAAAATTCCAATAACGTTCCTATAAGAATCCCATAAGTTTTGGTTTACGCCATAGACTGAATGTGGTCGCACTATGGTATATTCCAACCCATGTTGTTTCCAAGCGCATTGTAAATCCAATTCAACGGCAAACTTTCCAATACCATAGGAATCGCAAGGGATTGGGGTCATGTTTTCAGTAAATGGAGTTGGATTGTGTCCATACACAGCCATACTGGAAGCGAATACAAATCTTTTAACTTTATATTGTATTGCGTAATTTATCAAATTTGCACTATCTACGATGTTACTTTGGTAGTAAAATTTTCGTTTAAAATTTGCTACACTTTCAGCGGCTTCGGCCGAAAAATGATAAACAATTTCAATGTTATGTCGTTGGAAAATATCAGTTAAATCGCTTCCGCAATCACGATAATAGAAAATACATTTCGGATTAACATATTCTAAAAAACCTCCAGAGAGATTGTCTATTCCAACCACGTCGTATTCTGGCTTATTTTCAACCAACCAGTTAACTAAATTACTACCTAACAATCCAGCATTTCCGGTTACTAAAATTGATTTGTTTTTCATTCTGCAATTATTTTATCAATGTTATTTTTTGTAGTGGCTCTTAATTCATTCGCAGTTCTTGCCCGAAGTTCTTGTTTCAATATTTCAATTTGTGCTAACTTCGCTCTATCAGCCTGTCCAATTTCCAAATCCGACCAAACCAATTGCTCAACCAAATTACTAAATGTTCGTTTTTCTGAAATATATTCATAACCACTTTTGATTTCTGCAAATGCAGTTTCCAGTCGGTTTTTTATTTCATTTACAATTCCGGTTTGATGTTCAATTCTCTCATCATCGTCAAAAAAATATAGTTTAATTCGTTCAGTGATTAACCTGTCAATCAGCGCCGAAATAGTATCAATGTTTGTAATTCGCAATATTAAATGCCTCCAACGTATTTTTAAATGGATTATTTTCTATATTACTGGCCAGTGCCATCATTTCCTCGGCAATTTCTCTAATTTCATTTTGCGCATGTTCTGAATTTCTAAGTATTTGAAAATTAAAAAACGACCGCATATTGAACATCACATCGTAAGTTATTTGGCTGTTATATGTCTTGAAATATCTGGCAGACTCTTTCGCCCGTTTCCTACCAAGAACTGGAGTTAAATCGGACAGACAACCATGATACAATTCATTTCCCATCCTCGTATATTCATCCAACATATCCATCCAACTACTTTCTGGATTTACAGTTGTTCGTATGTCTTGCCAATCACTTGGAAGATAATATTTGTCCTCCTTCAGTTCTTTATAGCGGGCACTCTCCGCATTCATAGAACTCATTCGGTGTTTCAAAAAATGAATATGAGTTGCAATGTCAGATGTCACTAAAAAATGAACTATACCTTTTTCAAATGGAGTGTAGTGACCATCTTTCCACAATTTTGCAATTAATTGTGGTATTCTATTGCGCTTCTCTTCACTTAAATCGCGACTGGTTGAAGTCCAAGCACTTTGAGCAATTATTTCATCACTCCCATAATGCCCAATTAGTTCAACTGTATTTTTCATGTCCCAAACCCCTCCAATTTTGATAGCCAGTTATATGTGTGAACTACTAATTTTTCTGGATTGTATTGAGTGGCGTATTCCTTCCGCATATTTTCAACATAATGTTGCTGGGAAGATTCCCAGTTTTCAAGTATGCTAACAATTTTATCGTTTATATCACTGTAATTCCATGCACAATTAACATACGTCATACCGGGTTTATATACATTTGGAATAGTATTTATATGACTCATATCAGGTTTTATCAGGACTGCTCCGAGACTTGCTGCTTCAATATCTCTTGGCGCAATTTCGCCATATCCAAACGGAGCAACGATAATCTTACTTCTACTCATTAGATTGTAATATTCCTGTATCGGAACGTGAGCACCATTTACAAGTTTAGCAACCTTAACAGTTTCTGGCAAATTATCCAGATGTGAAATACAACGTCTGCGATGTCGGTCGTAATATCTGGAAGTTTCATTTAGAAATTCTAAATTTGCTTTGGCTGGATACGAAAACAATGCAAAAACATCAATGTCTTTCTTTGCGTCTTTGTATTGAAACCAGTTTGGCGTTATAGTTCCTAACCAGTTCGTACCACTTAATTGTATTCCATTCATGTCAATGTCGGGGATGGAATAAGTAGAATATGGTAAATTAGATACTTCGTTCCAATATATGCGACCGTGCGGTGTTCCTCGCTTATAATCATCTAAGTTGGAGTATAATGTATTCTTTAACAAGAGTTTTGCTTTACTTTGTCGGAAGACTTCATAAGTTCCCATCATCGTCGCGCTGTCCTGCCCATCAAAAATTACATAATCGCCTTCAACTTTATTGTCCAAAAACCACAATCCCCGGTTAATTGCTCGTTCAAGTGGGTGATTTTTATCACAAATTGATGCCTGACCTACCCACGTTAAATCGCAATTATCGCCCTCAAATACAAATTCAACCCCAATGTCCTGAAATAAATGTTTTGCTTGGATGAACGGTCGGAATGTGGTCTCGTTCCTGTGCCTAAAAACTTCCGCTATTTTTATCTTTATCATATACTTGTAATATTTTATACGCAATTCCCAACCACTCGTCGGATAAAATGATGAACAATCCTACTATTGTCAGAATCAATACAAGTGATAATAAACTCCATAGTAAGAAGATTAGAAATGCACTAAAATATTTCATAAAATTTGTTTTGTTTAATTTGTCGTTGCAATTCTTTGACGTGAAAAATGCCATACCCAAAATCTGCAAATGGAAGTTTTGCCAAGTTATTCATTCCCAACAATTTCTCATGCACTGCACCTTCCCATTTTATTTTATCGCTTCTACGATAGATACGACGTTGATAATCAGGCAAATTTACTAAATGCACTTTGTCAGATTTCAATCCATACAATTCAAGTACTGATTTAGTATCATAATCTAATTTTTGTATCATTTCAGTTGTAACATTCCATCCCCACGTTGTAGTCCATTCCTTTGTCAAGCCCTTTACTATATTGAAACGTGGTACATCATACGCATCAACATCTGCATTTTCTAACAGTAAAAATTTCAAAACTGTCAAAAGTTGTTTGGATGGTATCTCATCAGCGTCAATTAAAAAGATGTAATCACTTTTACATTGTTTGGCAAAATTGGATTTGAACGTACCAAAATCTTTATTTAATGGGTATTCTATATATTGAAAGTTGGGCATTTTTGAATGCCCACGAATGACGCTGATCACAGCATCAGTCACTTTTCCTTGATCTCCCTGTACTATAATTTCATCGCAATCTTCAACGAATGGGATTAACGTTTTTAGCAATAATTCCAGTTCGGCGGATTCGTTATGGACAGGGATGCAATAACTGATTGATACTTTCATTTTTAGTTTGGATTGGTGTCGTAAATTGTTGAATTAAGTTCGTGAAATTTGAAAAAAGCATCCTCAAATTCAAATTCACCAAACTCAATTGCATTCGTATCGTCCATAACAAACACATCCTCCCCAATCTTCATAGTCGCCCATGTAAAAGCGGGTGTAGGATTGTCACCAGCGGGCTTAAATTGCGCCACCTTCCACTTTTTTTCGTCTGGGTATAGTACAATGCCCCTACTAAATAAAGTCGTTTTATACCAAACCTGACGCGATTTAGACTCTACAAAACGAGTCTCCAAAACTATGTCGGGTGAAGTTTCTTCAAATCGTTCTATTGCTTCGCCCCCCTCAATCCAATCACCGTAGGTTTGATAACCAGTCTCCATGTCTAACGACATCATGGTGTTGGTCAACTCGTCAAATTCATCCAATACAGTCATTTTTCCTGTTATTGGACTTACACGATCATAATTTAGTCTCATGGTTAAGGCTTTTTAATGTTATCAAGTAATTCTTTTACTTTTTTTAGTTGTTCGTCCGATTCGTTTATCATTTTGGACATAGTATCATTATTTTTTTGAATTTGTGTGTAAAGTCGCACAATGTAAACTAATGCCAGCAATGAACAAACTAATGAGATAGCGTTAACGGTAGTCATGTTAATTTTTTAAGTTGTGGAAGTTTGAGTGACAATGTAGGTTTGGGCTGTACTGTGGCGTATTTGTCAAGTAACATTTCAAATCGTTCAGTCATTTTATCTAAACTGAAATTATCTTTTGTGTGTTTGATGTGCTTACGACTTTTTTCTAAACATTTCTCGTAGTTCTCAAAAACATGCCGCATAATTTGGCTGCCCATCGCATAACTCGCAGTAAACCATTTTCCTTCTTTTGGTATCCATTGATTTGCAGCACTTGCATCAATTTGAGTGAGTGAACCGGGAATGAGGAAAGAAAATTGAGGATTTAAAAAATCAAGCGGTCCACCATAATTTGAACAAATAACGGGCTTTCCAGTCGTGGTAAATTCGGCAATAGGAAGACCCCATGATTCGCCCTTTGTGAATGTAACAAACGCTTTAATTTTTGCGTGATTATACATCGTATTCATTTCGTCGTCAGTCAATTCACCATTCAACAAATAAATACTGGGCAATTTTCCATTAAATCCTTCGTCTCGTACAACTTCTTCTATTTGCTGAATTTTATCAATAATTCCATTCCGCTCAACATTACTAAATCCTGCCCCACTCGTTTTCAATACAAGTGCGGGCGCATTTTTTTTGTTTTTGAACGCATTAAAAAATGTATGAATTAAACCACTTACATTTTTTCGGTCTTCTCCAAATCGTCCTTCCAACCAATGCCCACAATATAAAAATGCAAATGACTCCGGGATTTTATTCAATTGTTCAATTATAGGAGATTTTACAATGTTTGTTTTGTTATAAATTTGTAAATCTGTTCCTTCAAACAATGTTTCAACAACACCCGTAAATTTAAGCGATTCTATGATTTGGTTTGTGACATTATCCCTTTTTTCAATTACAGTTTCCTTCAGGACATCTACGTTGAATTGGGATGGAACAAGGACTAAATCCATTCGGTTGCAACCGGAAATAAAATCTGGAGGACAAATATTCGCCTCCGTAAGCGCCGTCACTCCAATAGAAACCTTCCCAACCTTTTGAAATTCGCTTGGAATTGTAACATGAATACTGATGTCTGGAACTTCTGTTAGATGGGGTACAATTTTCTGTAAAATTGCAATGTGATCTGGATTCGTTTGATCCAATGCAGTTTGTGGCGTAGTTCCCCAACGGATTGGCACTATTTTTAAATCGTATTTATCCAATCTCAACAAAGATTTCGCTAAAATTCTGGAATGGATTCCATAACCAGCAACTGAAAAGATTGGACAAATTAAGGCAAGGGTAGGTTTATTCATTATCAAACTTAATAAGTTGTTTATAGTGTTCTGTATTAGATACCATGTCTGCGACCATATCATGCGACGCATTTCCGTAGAGCCCGAAATTATATATTCCGCGTGAAAACCATTTAAAATCTGGATAATCGTTCGCCCATGCAATTTCTGCCAATTTTTCCACTCCATCCATCTCAATTGTTCCAAGTATGAACTTAAACAGTCTTAACATAATTTCAATAACGTATTAAATTGTTCTCTGATTTCTTGTAAACTGATTAGCGGTTCGTCCGGGATGTCCATTAAATGAATTAATTGATGGACAATACCTTCATCTCCAATCGTACATTCGCTTGGTAATTCCTTGAAATAGGATATGATACATGCTAAATGTGCAATTTTTATTATATTTTCTTTAAATTGCAAATTCGTATAATTCACCACTTCCTCATAGCGAGTTTTTAATTCTCGGTATGACACTTCGTATTGATGATTATTGATTAGATAGGTCATTTGAAGTCTTTAAAATTGCACCCATCCCGCCAGTGTCTGGGTATTTTCCTCCGAATAATATCTGCTGTTCTTCTTGACTTAATTTAGCCAAAATTTTAGCACGTTTAAATTTCATTTCGGCTTCTTCAAGAATGAGGCATTCAGCCCACCACTCTCGCAAATCCTTTAATCGCAGATATTGCAACGATTTCGGCGAATTTAAAACATGTGGGGCATGTAGATTCAATTCCTTGCAAGCAAGTATCAACAATTTTGTCAATGTTTCTATTTCATTGCATAAAGTATCATTTGAAACTTTTATGAAAACATTGAGTCTGCTTTCATCGGGTGGATATGTTGTCGGATCAACTTCATATTCCAATTCTGCCGAAGGAACATTTTGTTGTTCAATATCAAATGGAATTGGGGCTGGTTGTATCATATTACGACTCCACTATTGGTTATTTTTTTACGAGAACTGACTTTTGTAAGTTCAAATCTCGGTTTAGGTTGCCACACCTCAAAAAGTTTATTGACCGATTGAGCAAATTTTGAGCACATCTTATCAGCAGACATTCCCGATTCATCGCCTAATACCCATTCACGACCGTGCAATCCTGATGCTGTGCGCTCTTCCCCAGACATATTATATACTTCCAGCAATTTATCAGCAACATCTTCAAATTTGCAACGGTCGTCAAAAATATACGGGGTTGGAATTGAACCTTGTAATGATCTGTTGGATGGAAATACTGGAAAGCACCAATCCCCGTGATGCTGGTATGTTCCAGCATGGTTGGATGGAATTTCAGTAGTCGGCTCAAACCAATTACCATGTTCATCTTCAAATCTGCACTGATCTTGCAGCCCACCAGTCACATTTACCATGATGGGAGTGCCACTATGTAAAGATTCGAGTGAACTCAATCCAAACCCCTCATTACTTCCGATTGAAATGGTCAAATCTGATAGATTATAGAACCAGTTCATTATTTTTTCTGGAAGCATTTCCTCGTTGAACAATACTTTGTAATCTGGGCAAATTGCTCGCTTAACTGCCATCAAATCCGTACCATTTTCATCTCGGATTGCAGTTTTCATAAACAAACAACAATGTTTGGCTTTTTCTTTTGGAAGTTTATCGCAAAATGTTTTAAACGCCAATATCACATCACCCGGATTTTTTCTTCGGATGTTCCGGTTGTTCCAGAATACAACGAAATCCACATCATTTTTTGATTTAAAATCCGCCACGAATTTATCATATTCTGGATCGTTTTCAATCGGGTGGAATAGTTTTGGATTGATTCCGTGTGGAAGATACGTCAACAGTGATTTGCCCGTTTCCGATGAACTGTTAGTATCCAAATCAATAAATTCAATATCTCCATATTTTAGAACTTCTTTGTGGATAATATGAGATTGTTTTGAAATGCCAAATAAAAGATCACAACTTGAATAGAATGGTAGATTCCAGTGTGGGATAGGTAAATCATCCCAAATTGCATTGTATATAATAGGAATTTTCCAATGTGTCCTTAATTCATGTTCCATCGGCCAAAACCAATAAAAATGCCGAGGATCGGTAAACAACATTATTGCATCTGGTTTTTCCAAATTCAATACTTCTCGCACAATGTCGGCAGAACCATATCCGTCCGAACAATAAATTTTTACATAGGAATGATCAATTCCTATTTCATTATTTACATCCTCAGACAAATCAAGTATCTTGCCATGATCTGGATGTTTAATTGCTGCACCAATTTGCACCCAATCAAATTCATTTGCCGTACCGAGTACCAATTCCCGAGACATCGTTGCAACTCCGCTTTTGAAGTTCAACTGGTCTGATAGCAACATGATTTTTTTCTTCTTAGGACGATTAAGATTAATTTTCTTTAGTTTTGGAAGTTGTATTTGCATAAATTAGTTAATTGTGAAACTTTTTTCACAATAATTATCTTTTTTCTTTAAATTAAAACGACTGGTATTTTGAATTTTTCGGCCATTCGCAAAGTTTGTTTTATGATTGGGTCATTTACACCCTCCTCCACCCCAACAATCAATTTGTCAATGTTTGATAGCATTTTTTTATAGCGGTCAAAATAATGACTGTAATGGTATGATTTGTTGTAGTACTCTTTCTCGCATCCACTATACTGGTTATATCCGGAAAAGGATGGATTGTATTCAACATACGCCATTCCAAATTCTAAGGCGGTTTGCTTTACAACATATTCAATTCCAGATGTATTTCCGCCGCTCGCCACAGTCACCATCGTTCCAAAATGCTGCTTAATTTTGAACAGCAAGTCTTTAACTTTTCTGTTCTTATGTACAACATTCGTACCTCCGATTATTGCGATTTTCATTTACACCGATTTTTAGTAATTTCAATTGCAGATGGATTTATGTCGCATCCTATAAACTTCCTCCCAAATTGTTGTGATACAATTGCGGTAGTTCCAGAGCCGAGGAAAAAATCTGCAACAGTATCTCCGACATTACTACTACACAGTACAATCCGTTGAAGTAGTTTTTCATGTTTTTCCGAAAAATAGGATGTCTTCTTTTTTACCTTCAGTCCACTTGGTATATCATCCCACACGTTTGTTGGAACAGTTCCTATGGCCAGTTTTTCAGGAGTAATATTTGGTCGGATCGTTGTTTTTGAAATTACCGATTTGTACGGTATTCGTATAGCCAAATCATTGAATGTGTAATTTTCAGATTTGGTATAAACTACAAGATAGTCGTGCTTTTTCGGAAATTCCCGCTTTCCATACCCACCTATATTATATTTCACTACAATTTCGTTTCTAAAATTATTATATCCAAATATTTCGTCCATCATCACACGAATCCAATGGTTAATCCGTATATCGCATTGTAAATATATAGTTCCATCGTTGTGTAACACTCTATACATTTCCATTAATCTTGGGTGATAAAAATCGTATATTACATTTTTGTCGGCCACCAAATCAGCATAATCTGGAAAGATTTTCCCGGTACCGTATAAAATATCACAGTATATTAAATGTATCATTTCATCTTCTATACTGGATAATGTAATTAGATTATCTTCGCAATACAATTTCATAAAATTATACGTTTATTTGATGGACACAAATCTTCTCTTTCTCTAAATTCACAATAGCGACAATTAAAGAAATTGCGACCTGTTTTTGCTTGAAAGTTGTATGTTGTATTATACGAGCCGTCCGGTAGAAAACAAGAATCTAAAAATTCTTGGAACATCTTTGTTACTTTATTGCATGTAACCTTTCCGTTACTCGGTTCAAACATCTGAATGCGTTTTTGTGCCCACAGAGAATCAGGATCAAGTTTTCGCTTCAATATCATATATTCAATATCTATCATATCAATCGGAATATCATATTGCTGCGAAAAATACACTTTGTATAATACAAGTTGTGCGGTTTTAACTTCGTCCTTCTTATCCCATTGATTCCACCCCTTCGTACTGGTCTTGAAATCAACAATTCTATACCGACCAGTCTTTGTATTTTGTATCACCATATCCAAATATCCCATCAATACCACATTTAGTTTATTTGGATCTGGAGGCAATAATATTGGTATTTCAGTACCAACCAGCATTTCGTATTTTTTTGAAAAATATGCAGACCTGTGCTTTCTCAAGTATTGCAAGATTTCCAACCCATCCAGATAAAATTCGGTAAGTTCCTCTTTGGTGGAGAAGTGTTTACCTTGCTTTTCAATTTCGGCTGCGTAATTTGTTTTCAGTTCTTGCTTTAATAATTCCGAAAAATTGACTTCTTCTGATTTCTTAATCGTCTCTGTAAACAATACTTTAACCCACAATTGTATTATTGAGTGCATAGCGTCACCAAACACTGTGTGAATGCTGGCTTCTCGGTCTTTTAATTTATCAATATGGCATAATTTCCAATATAACGGGCATTTTTTAAAGTTACTAAATTGTGAATACGAAACAAATTTGGAATTTTCTGGCTTTTGGAGGTTTAAATCAAACTGTGGTGTGACGTATGATTCTTTTACTTGCCCCATTTGCCTTTTGATATGATTTGTGCTATGTTTGTATAATTTGAAATGTCGTCCAATGTGTCGTCCAATGTCTCCGTACTCACGGCGGCATCTGTTTGGATAAGATTCTTGTAACGGTTCAGTTTATCTTGCATCTTTAGATACAAATTTTGCATAGTTTCTTTCGGGGACAACCCGTCCACCAAATTAGTATGACCATAATCACGATGCTTGCGGCAAAATAATTCAAATTGTGTGTTTTGTTGTGCAAGAAATAAATTGTAAGTTTCCGGATAATTTTCGCGGACCCAATCTTCTGCATTTAATTCTTCGGGGTCTTCATTGTTTGATGGTGTCTCCACGGATACAACAGTAGATGAAGCATTTGGTCGCCTCAAATAATCTGACAATGCGATTTGATAAATTTTGTATTCTTTACTCATATTTGAAATTCTTTTTTAATTTTTTTATCGTCATACCCATACTTTCGTATTTCGGATTTAACAGCATCAAGACCAGAATCAGTATTTGTCAAGATAGTCAAATAATCTTCCAATTCGCTTGTACTAATTTCCAGTTTGGGAGATAGGAATTGTATGACTTTATCATACTTTTTTTCAGATTTGCTTGAAATGTATTTCGTAAAGAATTTCTTCTTTGGAAGCAAATCCAAATAAAAATTGTATAACTGTTCAGCAGACAATGCAGACGTATAGACCTGACACTCAGCGATCAAATCTAAATAATCCGGGTGCATACTTAACCAACGAGTGATCATGTAAGGCTGAAACTGCTTCTTGTCGGCTTCAGTCTGATCCTTCCACTTTATTTTGTTGAAGCAAATGTCGTTCAGTAAGTCAAAGATTGTCTTCTGTCGCATTTTTAAATTTATTCTTTGTGGAGAATATTGTCGGCTTTGACTCCGATTCTAAGTTAAATTCCGGAGTATTTGTGACCGTAGTCCCTCCACTAGATGGAACTGTGAATGTTTGGATCGGTGTAGTCTGTTTCACTGGAGAATCTACTACAATATTAAAATTTGGACGTGTTACTTCCTGAAAATGTCCAGATTTGATATTGATAGGCAATTTGTTATATTCCCATTCATTTAGAACAGTACCAAGTCCGTGACGACTCCATGCTTTTACACATTTAAAAGTTTTCAAAGTTTATTTCCTTTATATAATTAGTTTACCAGATGGTTCATTCTTTTCTTCAAATTCTGGCAAATCTGGAAGAAATTCTTTCAACAATTCTCCACATTCAGTACATTTTAGAACGGGAAGAAATACGAATTGATCTTGAGGCGATCCGGTGAGCAATCGCGAAACTCGTCTAACCATTACTGGCTGTTCAAAAAATGAGTTATTGCACTTTCGGCACTGTACGGCCGAAGTATCGCTTGGGGCTACTTGTATATTTCCACTTTGGGCTTGCATATTCAAATGGTTTTGAAAAATATGTTTGTAAATTAACGTTTTCTGATACCAAATCAAGTACTTTATTGCGAAGTTGGCTGTCTGGTTGATACAGTCCATGCTTTGCACGGCCGGCAATCATCAGCAATTCCTCGGCTTCAGCAATTAGCAGCAATAAATATCTAATTTCTTGTTCATTTAATGATAAACTGTATTCTTTCACTTTAAATCCCGTAAAATATTTATGAACATTGCAGCAATTTGAATTTCTCCATCCACTACATTCAAGATTCGGTGCTGGTAGTCTGCTATATGAAGTATAATTTGAGCCTTTTTTCCATCAGGAACAAACTCATCCAAGTTATCATATAAATATTTAAACAGTTCATCAAATTGTCTAACTTTTGCATCTGCAATGATTTGACGGATGGTAGTAAATGCAGTTTTCACATCTCCGCCTGTTTTAATAGCATCCAATATTTTTGGGCAATAATCACTCCCAGCAATGTCTTGTGTTGAATATATCAGTTCTCCAGTATTTGAGTTGTGTTGACAGTAATTCAACATCGCTCGCTGGTCTGGATAGAATTGATTTACTATCTTCACTATATCCTTCGGATCATATTTGACGTTTTCCTTAGTCAAAATATTCGCGATGTTCCGACAAACCAATTTGATTGGTGGGGATTGGATCAAAAACGGGGAACATCGTGATACAATGGAGGGTAAAAACTTTTCTATATAGTTGCCAGTAAGAAAGTATCTTGTATGTTTACTTGTCGTTTCAATGATCTGATTGAGTGCTGATTGCGCGTTGGGGCTAAATCCAGAAAACTCATCACAAATAACAATTTTCCAACGTTTAAATCCAACCGATGTCGCAAATGATTTAATCTTGTCTCTAACTGTGTCAATCCCATTTTCATCAGATGCGTTAAGATATAATACATCCGCATCCAACGCATTTGCAATCAATTTACAACAACTTGTATTGTGACAAATAATACCAGAACTCGTTAGATATTCATGCGGATAATCCAACGAAATATCAAAAACATCGCAGGGCTGGTCGCCCGTTGTCTTTGATACAATGGGAATCATATTATTATCTGCATCAATAATATGATTAACAGATTTAATAAATCTGAATGTCCCGTCAACTTGTTTCACCAAATGCTTATTATCGCATTTAATAGATGCCCCGTTTGCAAATGTAAATGTGTTGACAACGCCTCGTTTTTTAACGAATGCGTTTATTGGCTGCATCCCATTCGGGGTATTAATTTTTATCTCTCTATCTGGAATTTGGATAGTGTCATAAAAATCATTATTCATCTCCAGAAAATTAAACAATTCTCCAATCGGGATTTGTAATTTATAGGTACTTTTCAACGAAGTCATATATCAAATTGTTATTTTCAGTAAATGTCGTTTCGGACTTAATTCTGAGTAGTGTAAAACCGTGTCGCTCGCATAATTCAGTTTTAAATTTATCATTTTCTATTGATTTTTCAGATGAATGCCAAAAAACACCATCATATTCAATAATTAATTTTTTTGACAATATTGTAAAATCATAAAATTTTAATTTTTTAGTATTTTTATCAAAAATATAATATTCCGAACTACCACCTATTCCAAAATAAATATCTTCTCGCAGTACTCCACGTTTTCGTAAAAATTTAAACATCGGAATGAAATATTTCAAAGATTCCTTTGATGCCTTTCCAAACGGAACTGCTCTACTTTTAAGTAATTTTTCATACAACTCAGTTGCCAATTCAACATCGTATGCACATTTTTTTAAACAATAGTTAAAACTTTTAGAATCTTGAGATTTATAAATTCTGGACAGTTCTTCTTCACTTTTTTGCTCAAACGTCTGCTTTCGCTTTTCATAAATTTGTTGCTGTATTTGTTCGGATTCTTCAAGAGTGCAATTGAATCGTTTTTGAATATTCTCCAATGTATTTAATTGTTGCGATTCGGAAACTTTCAGTTTTGCAGTATCACTATCATATCCCCGTTCTAACCAATACTCTACGCATCTAACGCTAAATTTCTTCTGTTCTTCGGGAGTATATTTTTCTTGTCGTTTTTGATTATTTCGTTTCTGATATTCTGAATCTCTAAATACAGTAGGTTTATTCGCATAATATGCAGCCAATACAGCATCAATTTCATGATCGTCTGTATATCCTTCAAATTTCAATCCCAAACGAGAATATCTATATGGCTTCTTCTCTACCATTGCAGATTTCAATAATCTGTGTATATCATCCTCATTGTTTCCTCTATCTCGGAGGCCATTCAATGAATGCAGCGTACCGATTTGAAGCGGGCGCAATTCCAAAATGGATTTAATGTATCGCTCTTTTCCAGTCTCAGTCCAAAAATCATCGTAAAATGAATCATGCAACTTTTTATAAAATTTTTTTCGGATTAGCCAGTGTATTATTTTTAATGTTTGTGAAAACGTATAACCTTTCTCCAGCCAAAACGAGTTTTCTAAAAATTTGGTATATAAATTTTCGGAGCGCACTCGCAATTTTGCACGTTCATTATTTTTGTAATGACCAAGTAACTTCCGGTGGATTTTTGTTATCGGGTACCACCTGTTCCAATAACCCTGCACTCTATAATCCGATAATTTTCCAGTTTCCAAGCACAATGGTAAATATTGAGAATAATGCAATTGCATATATTCTTCAAACGAAATGCCACAGGCGGTTAAATGTTTAATAAAATTTCCAAATGTAGAATATTTCTTTCCATTGATCTTTGAAAGTAGAACATTATCACTGCGCAATTCAAGCGTTTTTGGGTCAATCATCTTTACCTCGTATATTTATGTAAATAAGTGAATTTACATATAAATATACTTGGTAAAAATCAAACTATAAATGCCGACAGTAATTTAAGTTCAGATTCAGTTAACTCAATCTCAATAGTAACTTCTTCCGAAAAATCAAGACATTTACCAGTTCCGCTCTTTTCAGAATATAGAATTAAATTCGGGACTGAATTAGTTTCAATCCAGTACTTTACCTTCGCAATAAACTCCTCATTCCCAACATAATCATCAATTGTTTTGGGTTCATATTTTCTTGCCCAAATGAGTTCATCAAATACAGTTGTCATAGTTCTTTCAATAAATTTACGAATGGTTTGTTTGAATAATATTTAGTCGTAATCTGTTCAGTATCTGATTTCATTTTTTCGGCAATTTCGTCATATCTTCCAACCCGGTCTATAAACAAATCTGCCAGTTGTGCGCGACTTCGCATCAAATACAAATATTTATTGTGTCGTGCTTTAGTAAGCAGACTCGGATATTGATATTCCTTCGGGAAAACTTGGTAATACATTAGCCGACTTGGTACCATTGGAACAACGCCATTGCACATACCTTCCCACAACAATACTGGATTAGTCTCTGCAACTTGCGAACAAAACATAAGTTTTGATTGCTGTAATAAATTCCGATAAGCCGTCCGAGAACTGTGGGTATCATACGCATAAATAAAATTCAAATTAGTCAATTCTCCCTCAAGACCACGAAATGCGTTGACTTGCATATCGTTAGTTACTTTATATGGAAAAACTATCAAATTTTTTCTCTCCATGTCAAGTTTCTTGACTCTGGATATATATTCAAAAGGATAACCAGTCACTCTGATTGAATTTGAATTTGCAACTCGCCCATATTTCCCCTCAAACAAATCAATCTCATTTTCAGATAAAAAGCAATTGTAGTCATACGCATTAAAAAGTGCGTATTCAAATTGACGACCAAACGTTTTACTTGCACCCTTAAACCGTTGCCACATTGGACTAAATTGGTTGTATAGTGAATCTCCCCATACACCAATCATCGTTATATTCAGTTTATATTCGTCCCGAAAATAACATAACGGGACGGCAATATAATTCCACGCATTTGTGAAAATAAATACATCGCCGTCCCGTATCTTTCCAGTTTCTACCATGTTCATCAACACTTTCAATTGTATTGATTTATAGTAGGTGTCCGCAAAAAGAGCCGATTCGTGTGAAATTGTGGTGCCATCTACAATTTTTATATCATATTTAGCGAAATCACCATTCCACCAACATTCTCTCCAATAATTTTCTATCGGAGCGCCCAATTCCGTGACAATGAAAAGCGTTTTACGCCGCATCCCCAATCACCTCTAAAATTTTTGTTTCGGCCACAGAAGTCAACTCCCAATCAATTGTGGAACCTTCATACTTTTCAGTGACATACGCTTCCACATCTGTAACACTAACTGCCTTGACTAAATATTGTTCAGTCACTTTTTGAATTTTACCGTTATCATTTTCAGTGCGGCATTTTACTTTTGCAATGTAATACATAATTTTGTGTTTTAATTGTTATTGAAATATTTGGTATTGAACCAAGTTTTGACGTAATCAATCGTGAAATGGACTTCATTATGACCAAGCAAAAATGTAAGAATGCTTGGGTGATTGTCTCCGCATAGACCAATCAAATGCGTAATCGTATGTACTATCATGGCGTTTTGCTTTCTAAAATGTATGCTAAATCGTTTTTCACAAACACTTCAAATGAAGTATCAGTTGTAAGAACGTCCAAAATGCGCGTCCATGAACTTAAATCGTAAGGGGGTTCTATGGCTAATCGCACACCATATTCGTCCTTAATCCATTTTTCTATTAAATTTCTCATGCAATATCAACCCTTGTTGTCATGTAAGATGTTTGCCAATCCTCACCGACAAAATTCAACACCATCAAACCAGCCAGTGAAATTGAAACGGATGCAGTCAAGCAGTCTTTATTGGCTTCAAAAATATCACCAATCAGATTTGCACTAAATGCGATTAAATCTGAAATTTGCTGTGTGACTTCTCCTTGCAAATTTAGTGTAATTCGGGTGGTGTTTGTGGTTGGGTGGTAATTAAGTACAAGTTCTATGTTCTCACCATCTGTAAATATAGCCAAATTTACATTCTTGTCCGATGTTTTCAATGCGGATAGTGACTTTGTGAATCGACTCATCGTCTCCTTGTCCAAATCAAATTTAATGTGCATATCCGGACGATTGGTAATTTCTGGAACTTCGGGAATTACGTCCAGACTGGCCAACAAGAATTTTGCACTAACTGCACTGTCGTCAAATTGCAAGGAGACCGCCTTATTTCGCTCGTAGCCGAGTTTCATGTCAAAGTCCGTATCCAATGCTCCTAAGATGTTTTTAAGCGCAACTGGGTCAAAAATACCGAACTCTGTGGCTTCAAAATCAAAGTCGTTAAATGTTACATCGGCGCGAAATGTTTTGATGGGCTCATCACGGTGGACTATGGTTAACGTTTTGTCCTGAATCTTCCAACGGGCTGGTTGACAACGACCCGACAAATTGTACTTGGAAACGATGTTTTGAATTTTACTTTTTTGCATTTTTAGTTTTCAAATTTAGATAAATAGTATATTGGTCTTCAATTAGATTGAAATTTTGGTGGATATTGCCGAGTTTGGTAGGCCGTTGCGAATTAAATTTTATATAATGTTGTCTATAAGATGTTAATCCGTCAACTGGATATAAATGCTCATACACTTTATCTGGGTGTCTATACAAATATTCATTGAATCGCTCAATATAATTTGTATCTACAACTACACCCAAAAATCGCTTAACTTTTCGTCCAGTCAGCCTCAACAATATCATTTTGATAAATTTCAACATCATCCATAATATCAATTAACCGATCAAAAATAAATTTATCAGATGGATAATTTAGTTCAAACCCGGATGTTATATCTAAGACTGGATATATGAACTTTTGGTTTGTAATATCCCAAACTCTAAATTTTATCATAACTTTGAATTAAATTATGAAGGTGTAGCCAACCCTCTCTATCTACTATTTCATTAATCATATTGATACAATCTACACGACGAAATCTCCCAATATCCATACCATCGGAAAGGCAGTCGTTCTTAAATAACTCATTAAATGCGTCCTCTCTGCTATCTTTCACATAGTAATCAAGACCTCGCAAATATTCAATTACATAGTTCACATCTATACCATCAAGTATTTCATCTGGTGTGTATTTTCTAACGATGGTGTCGAGAGTGAACAATTCGTTAAATTCTTCGACTAACTCTCTGCGAGTCATGTCTTTTAAAAATTTTCGCACGTCTTCAAATTCAAGTGTCATGTTTTTTATTTTATACAATGATACAATAATTTTCCGTATTTTGCAACTTTTATTTGTTAATGATTTGCAAATAAGTTAAAAGAAATTACTTTGTTCTTGCAATTGAACTGTGCCGAATCCCAAATCCTTCCAAATAGTATCCAATTTACTAATTAGTGTGTTATTGAAGACTTTTTCCTTATCAATGAATCGCTCCACAAATTCTAAAATTTCTGGCGGATCGTCATATCCTCGTATTGCCATCGTTTCAAACCCGTATGGATTTTGCCGCATATAAGCATATAAGATTTTATCGCCATCATCAAATGGTGGCAATGATTCAATTTTATGCAATTCAAGCAATTTATTGTAATTTTGAGCCGATTTTATGTGGATTGGTGTTCCTTTTTGCCCATGACTGTATTTACTTATCTCTTTAACGGATGTGGGTAACATAATATCAGCCAACGGACTTTTGGTATAAATTGATTTGAAATCCTGCACTTTTTTATTCAAATCACTGACTGTCATATCATGCAGAATGTCAACGATCAATTCCTTCATCAATTTACGAAATGCTTTTGGAAATGATGAACGGACTACATCAAATCCTTTAATGTCGGGTTCCTCAACCGGAACTCCCTTCTTGTTTATAATCCACATTGCGTACCGTTTCTTGGCTTGTCCCCAAAATGCCGATTTTGCAATGACTTCTTGTTTGATGTTCAAGTAATGCGTATCAACATTATGAAGTTTTTTAGCATACACATCATAGGATTTATTGATAAATGTTTGAATTTCAGTTGCAAATTTTAAAGTTCTTGATACGAGTTCATGTTCCTCGTCACCATCGTATTCAAGTCTGATGAGTGGTAATACAGGTAAAAATATACTATCAGTATCGCCCGCAATTACATAATCAACGCCCGATGTTTTAATTCGTGTATTGTAAAAATGATTCGCCCCACGAATTGAAAATTGAATTACGGATTGCCCAGTCAATGTTATACTTTCACCCACATCTTTATTGTAAAATCTAAACGACGGGAGCAATAAAACTCCATAAAACGAGTTAAGCAAAATCTTTTGAATCAACTGCTTTTGATCGTAATATTTGTATTTCTCCATATCACCAGCAATCCCATATTCTTCTGCAAGTTTACTCAGCCGCTTACGCTCATCAAACCACATTGTTAGGATTGACGGAAGAAGCCCTTGTTTTGATTTTGTGAACATTACACCATTGCTGGCAATTGTGACATTTTTTTCTTGGATGTACAACCAAAAATTATCATGCCCCACTTCAATGATTTGATCTGGTTCGTCAAATGCCGTATTCTGTAAACTGGTATATATTTGTATTTTATATACTTTGCCAACCTTTTTTTCCCAATCCGCTTCGTTCCAGTTCAACACTTTACCAAACCTCGTTTCTGGACTCACATTTAAAGTTCTAATCAACGATGGATATAGTGAAGTTAAATCTTGGTCAATAACATATTTGTAAATACCGACCGTCGGCGGTTTGACCATTGCGCCTTCTGCCTGTGTCGCATCATTAGTATTTTCAGAACGAATTGCTATAAAATTATTTTTCTTACAATACGTCAATGCCGCACCATCCAGATATTTGGATGAAAACGGATAATCATCATACGGAACGTGTCCTGCATGACAAATACCACGAGCAGTATCAATTAGATTTTTCTTCCTATCCAGTGAAACAATCAACTCAACATCATTTACGTTATACTCAATGAATCCGTCAATATCATTTTCATACAATTCATCTAATGTTCCATCATACTTAAATTTACCACGTTTGAGTTCTTTTTGAGAAATTGCCTCCAACGTATATGAACTTTCCTCGTTGTATGTAAATTTCTTATACAACTGGAGATAATCCATTTGTGCAATACCAGCAATGTTGACGACAATATCCCGCTTCGTTACTTGTCGTTCTTCAGTTATCCCGATTGGACTTAATTTTCTGGCATAGTTTATACCCAAAACATTTTCAATCCTATTATGCAAATATGGTATATCGTACACGTCCCCATTCCATGAACTAACAAGATCTGGCTTAATTTTATTCCAATGCGAGACAAATGCCTGTAATAGTTCAGATTCTTTCCTGTAAACTTTTACATAGACTTCAATTGTATTCTCAGTTTCAGTAACTTTTATCTGTTTTTTACAATCAGTCAGTTTGCCCTTTTCATTAAGCAGTAGGCACACATACTTTTGATTTTTTGTATCGTAATATGCAATGGATGTAATTTTATTTTTTGCTTCCTTAGCGGTTGAATAACGAAGTCCTTTCTCTACCTCAATGTCAAAAAATAACACGGTCAAATTAACTGCGACATCATCCGTTTCATAATACCGATCAATCAAAGTGCGAGTTGAAACTGGAACATCATGTTCAAATACCATCCCCGCTTTTTCCGCCTCTTTACCCCAACTTGTAACTTTTTTAACTTTTAGTCCAGTTAATGTAGTGTGTTCTCCTTTTGAATCAACAACATACGCATATTTCTTGTAATCAAAAACTTCATATTCTTTATCGTTATGCTTACCATCCGTCCATAAATGGATTTGGTTGGTTTTTCGGTCATAATAAAAGTTTTTATACATATTTTAAAAAAAATCAGTACGTTCAACTGAAATGTTATTTTCCGGTTTAATTTCTCGGTTTAGCACATATTTACTATACAATTGTCCTCTATTCTCCTTTGCGTGTAAAATACGCGCATTTGCAATATCACAATATTCTGGACTAATTTCAGTACCGACACAAGGAATTTCTAAAATTTCACATGCCATTGGAATTGATCCCGACCCCACAAACGGATCAAAGAATAATTGAGGGTTTGGAGTCTTGAATAACTGTAAAATTTTAAGACACAAAGACAGTGGTTTTACTGTCGGATGTATATTTGCAACTTTAGTGCGTCGTTGTTGTTGTTCAGAATCATGTACTGATTTACACCCACAGGTATAATAGTTAGACCCCGATGGGAGACTTTTGTCGTGGATTGGGCATCTCGGTAAAGTATCGCCTAATCCTGATCCAGATGTTAATATTTTGTTGTGAGTCTCAAATTTACTCATTCCGAGATCACGTTCCGATTTGCTAACTTTTGGGCAATAAATATACAAATCATAATCTTCTGAATCATAATCACATTTATGCAAAATTTTTGAACATCCTCCTATATCACCGTATGTTCTTCCAGCAGGTTCTCCAGTACTTTCGGACCAAATTCCACCAGATTTAGAACCTTCTCCTGTGTATTCTTGTACTTTTTTAAGTCCACTTTGCGAATCCAGCAATTCGGAGGCTTCGGAATTTACGAATGTTTGGGCCGGAAATCTGCCGTCTGGAGCAGTATATTCTAAAACTGAATTTCCCGACTGAAACCATGATTTATTGTTACTTCCAGTTCTATTTCCAGAATAACTGCCTCCCTTATTCAACCGATCATCATCTGGCAATGTAACTCTGGACGAATCAATATTCAACGCGCCACACAAACAATCCATATCTCCATTTTCATACGCCAATGTGTCGTGCAGACACGATCCCGTTTTGTATGGCTTTTGGAAAACCATAATTGTTTCATTTGTTTGTTTTAATGGGGAGATGGAGTATTTAAATCCGCCGTATTTTTGGGCTAATTTATGTGAGCCAATCGCTTTATAATTAATTACCGGGTCAGTATTTGAAAATGTTCTACCATCGGTATATCCATTACCATCATCTATTGTAGATATATTTCGTGTGCCAGTTATAGACGATGCCCCAACCACTTCCCGTTCCTCTCCAAAATGCTTATCCAAATTTTTACTTAAATCAGATGACTTTGGAAAGGAAGATGCAAAATACCAATACAAACTTTGTTGTTCATTAAATCCCGCCAAACACGCATAATATTTATTCAACATGACTTGGCGATCCATGCCAAACATAACAACCCGGCCGCCATGTTTTAATATACGATGTGCCTCTATAAACCATTCTTCCCAAAATTTGCCGTCCGGTTGGCCCCATTTATTCATAAAATCAACCGCTTTTTTATAATCTGGCTTTCCGTCTTCTCGGATAATCACCTCACTTCCAAGTGCATACGGAGGATCGGTAAAAATAACGTCAACCGAATTTGATTTCATCGTTTTCATCCGGTCAATGCAGTTTATGGTTTCTATCATTCAATAAAATTTATGAACATTATATAAAAATGGAGCAATTCTCTTTTTTGCAATATCTATATATTCTGGATTTATTTCAAACCCGATGAAGTTTCGTCCATGTTTTAAAGCAACTAATGCAGTTGTACCCGACCCCATAAATGGGTCAATTACAACAGAAGGAATCGTGTCGGAAGTTTCACATTTGCATGTTTGTTCCCACCCAACACACTTAAATTGTTGCACTGTGTCCGTTAAAAATGAAGATGTTTTTCCATGTCTTCCTTTTGACTGCTCTAATTTGTGATAATCTCTTGATCCGGGTGCCCACGATACGTTTAAGTCGTCAGTTTTTTCAAAAATTCGCTGATACGGCTTTCCGCATTCTACACAACATCCATACTCAGGTGTACCCGTTTTTATACAGGGCTCTACTAAGGCTTCCGGGTATCCCGCTACATGTTGTCCATTTGCTCCAGGCTGCAAATTGATTCTCCAAACATTACGCATGTTTGCCATCCCATGTCCAACAGCCTTGAGATTTCCATTTGTTTTTCTCCCTCCGTTTGCTTTGAATGATCCGATTTGTTGTGCAACGTCCTGTGATAATCTTCCAACCGAACTTTCGGATATTGGTTCTTTGACGGAAAATTGGTCAAAATAATATGTATCGTTTTTCGTCAACATGAACACATATTCAAAACTTCTACTAAATCTGTCAGTACAAGATTCTGGCATCGCGCTACCTTCCCTAACTTGTCCGCTTGTAGCCTTAGCCCAAATTATTGTATCCCTATGATACCATCCAGAATCTGATAATGCCATCACTAACCGATGTGGAACATTCATCAATTCTTTTCGCTTCATTCCGGTAGGAATATACCCACTGTTTGGAATTATTCCAGATGAACACCCATTGGTTCCGGACTTACTATTCCACACAGAATCGTGTATTTCTCCAGATTTATTTCGCCCCTTGTTACTGCCAGCGTAACTATCTCCGATGTTGAGATATAGTACACCAGTAGGTTTCAAACACCTACGAATTTCGTTAAATATAGATACTAAATTAACGATATAGTCTTGAAGTGTTTCTTCTTTTCCTATTTCGCGTAAATTATCGTGAGTATATGAGCGGAGTCCAAAATACGGAGGACTCGTGACACAGCAATCAATTGAATTGTCGGGGAGTTTTTTCAATCCTTCCAAACAATCTTCGTTATAAATAATATTTATATCCATATAATTTTTAGGGGCAATCCAAATTTTTGTGCAGTGTCAATCATGTTTTTACTTCCCAGAGAACCTGTGGTGAATACGATACAGTGGGTTGAATTTTTCGCCATTTCTGTATTTCTAAACGGTCCTGCTCGTTTTCCATGTTTATCCCAATCCGGTATAAATCGTTCTACCTTTAATTTAAACTGCTCAGCAAATCGCTCTCCCAATTTATCTGCACCATTGGCAGTTCCAGAAATAATCGTCACATCTTTAAATTTTATCATTGCTTCTATGTTCTCAGATATTGGCAAATCTGGATCAAACAACTGGCTGTAAACAAAGGATATGACTTCTTTTCTCAATAAGTCATAATCATCAAATGTGCGACTCCCTGCTATAATTAAGCGCATTATATAAACTCGGCTTCAATTTGTAAATTAAATTGTGAATATAATCCAGTGTTTTTGATCTTGAAGACATCAAACTAAACCCAAAATCAAGCAACATCTTTTTGACTGTGATGGTTTGAGTGCTACGGGTATGAGCAAATTTACGATTAGCCATTTGTCGTTCCAACTCGTCACCAAGTTTTGGACTTTGACCATACACCATAAATTCTAAATTTATTGCACTACTCCACACCGCCACAACACTATAAACTCGCGGATCTTTGAAATAAGTGGCTTTTTCTGGTGTAGTATCATTCCACGTTCCTGCCCACGTTTTTGACGTGATTGAACATTGTTTAATCTCCAGAAATTTATCTTCTGTTGAGTGTTTTGCATCAAATCCATGTTTACCCCAATTTATTAACGAATAACCAAGTTCATTGGCAACAATTGCGTCTCGCAATGTACCAATTGTGGTGTCAGTGTCGGTTAAATTAAATTGATGCTGAAATTTTGATAATTTATTTAGTGCGTAAGTTCCATTACTTACAAATTCATGTGTTATGGGGACAAATTCCCCACGTTGAAAATAGTCCATTTAGTAGTTTTTGAGTTAATTATCCTACGATCTCTATATCGTTGCTATAAGACCGAATTAGCACACGGGTTTGCTTATAAAGACCGACCAATTCTGTTTTATCGGCAATCGCTAAATATTTGAAGTAATCTGGATTGTCTTTTGAATTTTTATAATCAAAACAAAAATCGTTTCGTCCCCAAGTTAGTGAAGTTGTAAACGTTTCCTCGGGATATTTTAGTTCAACCAATTTACAATGTAGTCCAGTAAACCCATTCAAATGAACTTTGAAAATGCCATCAAAATCGCAATTTTCGTTGTACATTTTAAATTTCATTCGTAGTAAACAGCCATCAGTTATTTCGTTGCCATTTTTATCCAACATTTTTCAATTTGTTTTCAATTTTAACTAACGAAGCCAGCAATCGTTTATACTCATCCCGGGTTGATTTCATACTGTCAACTGCATTTGCATTTTTTTTACACTCCAGTATCATATCGTAAACTGCTTTTGCAGTCAACGGCTCAATTTGTTTTCCTTCAAGTTCTTGATTAACTAAATTAAGATATGAATAAATTGCATTATAGTCTCGATCAAATGCTGTGACACATTGGTCAAATGTTCCAGTCATTTCCAAAAGTTTAGATTCAAAATGTTCTCTCGCATATGGACGATATTTATTTTCTATCAATAAAATCATTTATTCTTTTGTTGAATTTTTTATATAACCGCCAATATGGTTCATCCGAGAGATATTCAAGCGAGTATTCACATAAACTATACCCGAATTCAATACGTTCACCATTTTTAAAAAAGTCTTGCAACGTAAGACCAGTCAGTTTGAAAAGTTGAGAGTCAAAGTACTCCAGTGCATCTGGAGCGCATTCATCTTCAACCAATAAAAGTTGTTTTACCATGATACTGAAATTAGATAATTTCCTTCCTCAATTAGACCCTTTGTGCAAAGGGCATCCAATATTGGACGGATGGTATATGAATTTGTATCGAACGGTTTACCATCAATCAAGTCTTGAATTGGTTTAACCTGTTCAGGGGATTTCATTTTAGAAATTGGCATAATTGAACGATAGTCATAACAACTGTCGTTATTCCATTCCATCTCAACAACAATTTCATAATCCGCTAATTGTGGGAATGTTTTTTGGATTAAGTTTTCCAATTCCCAAAAATCAATGTAGATTATTTCAAATTTTTCATGTTTAAGATTCATACGGAACTATAAATTAATTTTTGGTAGTTTACTTAATGTTTGATTATTGCTCCTGCCCCATTGTAGGTCCGATGATACTGCGACGACCTTTCTTTCGTATTCGGCAATTATTTTTCTTGACATACTTCAAAACCCTTAATGCGGCTGGACTAACCTGTGGTTGATTCATACGTTATACAGTTTAGAATTTTTTTATTTTTTCGTTGAATTTATTTATCTGTGCGTCTATTATGCGGCCATATTTTATAGACCGATATAACGCATACAGTGAAAGGAGGAATCCGAGAGTAGAAAGTATCATAAAATTTATTAAAAAAATGTATTGATATGTGGTTCAATCTTAATAGTTAATCCGTATGTCCTATACTTTTCTCTAAACATTTTACGGTCATCGGACGGATTATAATAATTTTCGTTATTAATTTTCTTGTATATTTTTTTATCAGCAGTATCCATAGCAAGCATTTGTTTAGATTTCAATGCCGATAAATATTTTTCCACATCCGGCGCGCTACCAATGAACGATTCAGTTACAAATCCAGTTACAATTACTTTAAACATTATACAATTTAGAATTTTTCAATGAATTGCAAAACTCATCCATGTCATGGATTGGGTTGCCATAATATTTATGAAATCCGGTCTTAGCCTTTAAAGGATTTTTTAACCGTTCCTCAATCCGCAACCGAACTTCAATTGTATCACGGAAAGAAGGCTTCCAATCCTGTCTCATAATAGGGCTAAACTCCTCCACGTTCAACGATGTGGTAGGATTGAAGCCTCTACGTCGCATTTCCTCATTAACCGATTGTAGGCGATTTTTTAGGTATTGTAAGCGAGGCTTGAAAAAATTTATATGACCAGTACCTAAAGTGAATTGGTTGGGTACTTTGCCTTTAATAATTCCCCCATCTTTTCGCAATGCACCACTTATCATGGTGATTTCAACTGACTCGGCGATTAAATGTTGATCGGATAGGTATTGAGGATTACAACCTACATTAATCCTTGACATAAAATATATTTTTTGCAAAGATACGACAATTTTTGGAATTTTGCAAGCACATTAACATCCAGTTGATCCAAACCCATTTTCAGAGCGAATGGTTGGAGTTAATTTGTCAATTTGGGTAAAATTGACTTGGTGGACTGGTTCAAAATATAATTGTCCAATCCGGTCCCCCACTTTAAACGGAAAGGGATCATATCTGATCCAATCATCATATAAATAACTCGGAATTGCCCTAAACCTAAATTGTAGTTCTCCTCTGTAATCACAATCAATCTGACCGGGACTATTTTGAACTAACCACTTGTATTTTGTGAAACTACTGCGGGGAACTAAAACACCTTTCCACCCAACCGGAATTTCAAGTGCGAATCCAAGATATGCAACAAAAAAATCATCGCTAATTCGTTCAATTCTATCACAAAAAACGTCAAAACACGCATCATTTTCATGTTGTTTTTGCGGAATTTGAGCAGTAGGACTCAGTTTAAGAATTTTTATGTTCATTTTGATTTATAAGTTTAACGAGATTTACAATAGCAACAAATGCTACCGGACGATCACATTCAATACATGCAGTGCCAAATTGATCTAAGTAGGATGAACCTACCCAATGAGTATCATTAGTTAAATTATCGCAATATATTAAAATTTTACGATAAACGTCCATCAACCATTGCCAATCCACTGGCAAATCTTTATGGGTTCTCCATTTTTTGCAACCCAACATGAAACTGGTATTCGGATTTATCCAACCCGATACTTTAATTCCATTTTTTATATATGGAGAAGTCCACGGAAAATATTGGTATCCCATAAATTTAGCCAATAATTTCTTATCTTCTATATCGTACATACGTTAAAAAATTTCTTGATTGCCCTTTAAAACTTGATAAAAACAACCTTGCCCGGTAAAGCATTTTAGAATGTATCCATGCAATTCATAAGCATATAGTATAAATGCTTCGTCCTGATAAGTTACATCATTTCCGTATTCTTTGAAATATTGGATGACGCACTCAAACAAAATTGAATTTCCCTCAATACCTTTGTCATACAGTTTGGATTGATATTTTTCCTCCCACAGCAAAAATCGCTCAAATACTTCTCCAGCATTTGAAAGTGGAATTGTGTCCAGATAATCCAAAAACCGTTCATACTGCTTATTTGTCATATTTTTCTCGTTTTTTCAATTCATTAAACAAATCTTGGATTTGGCCGTCTTCAGTCAGCCCGACATATTTTCGCAGATACTCCGCAACTGGAACTGACTTTTTCAACTTCGTGTAATAGTCAACCGTCAATTTATTCAATGAGTTGATTATATGCGAGGTTTCCATATTTTCAATTAACAATAGTCCGGAAGTTGCTGATGCGTAATATCCACTTGGAATACCACCCGATATTTGACTTGCGTCAATCGTCTCTTTTGCCAATTTCGCGTAATCAAGAATTTGTTGCCAAGTTCCAGCAAATTCAACGCCATTTTTAAATTTGTATTTCATGTTTAGTGTTTGTTTAATTCGTAAAGAAATTTTGTACCAGCATCAAGATTTCTGGTATATGAATTGGATTGAATAAAAATATCGTACTTTCTTGCGCATTCCATATTTCTTGGACTGCGTGTTCCAGAGGTTCCAAACGGAAGGCCCATTTGTTCGCGGCACCAAGTTGTGTTGGTTATGGTTTCTCCAGTGAGTTTGTCAATAAAGAGTACTTCCTTGTTTGCCTGTATTTTTTCACTTTCAATAAACTGATAGTACCCTTTACCAGTCTTGTAATGCAATCCCATACTCTCAACAAATTCTTTAATTTTAACTGTATGAGTAACATTCACAACTTGAAAATTACCAAGCGTTTCAAAACTTACACTTACGGATTCTGGTTCAACGCCGTTCAGTTTGGCAAACATATTTGCCAGCGAAATGTTTGTTTTAAACTCGGGTTTGCTTTGTTGAAATTGATCCAGTGTATCGTTTTGTTTGTGGGCAATTCCCAGAATGTAGTCGGTAATGTGACTAAACTGGCTCAAATCCAATTTAATCCCACCAGACAATTTTGCCATTCCTTCATAAAAAGAAATTGCATGACGATTCCCAAGTGCTTGAATGGCATAGATTGGAATGTCCACCTCTCCAAGTTTTGTACTCTCCTCTTTCCAATCGTACATTTCTTGAACTCCCCCACTCCGATCTCCTTTACTGTGTGGAAGTTCATCCCCGATCATAACTGCAATTTTATCGGAAGTTCCCCACGAAAATGATTGAAGTTCGTGTAAGACATACGAATACGCTTCCTTCGCATCACCACCGCCATTACTTGAACCACGATTAATGAATTCAACAATTTTTTGCTTATCGTTTGTCAAATCTAATCTCTGAATCAAATCTCGGTCACAATAATCGTTATGGATGATGATACCAACCCGCAATTCTGGAATTAATTTAAACAATTGGTCAACTAACTCTTTAATCTGCGACCGAACTTGTCGTCGGACGGATGACATACTTCCTGTGTCATCAAACGAAATTACCAAATCTAATGGTTTCATTTGTTACCTTTTTTGGTTTACACCTCGGAGATTTATCCACGGCATGGTGATATAATACGAATGCTAAAATTAGGTGCAATAAGAGCACCAAACATGTTGTTGTTTTATTTTTCAATCAATAAATTTTTAACTACTGGCTTTGACATCCAATGTTCTGACGTTTGAACGTGACCTTTCCTGACCAATTTAACCACATTCTTTTTAAAATCATCGTACCGAAACTGCTCAATATTGCGTATTACCAACCCCTCAATTTTTGTTTTATCCAGACTTTGATATATCTCCTTGACAATCTTCTCATCGTACTTCCCGACATAGTAAATTTTTGGAAACGAAAATCCAAAAGCATCAGCATAATATTTGGTTTCGTCCCAACTTAAACACTCATTCTTTTCATTCCAGATATTCAGCAAAAAACAATAAGTGGGTAGTGAATCATAAAAAATTGAATGGTGGGCATAACAATTTTCAAACACAAACCGCCATCCTTCTGGAATTTCGTGTTGAAAAGTTGCTGCAAATGCTTTTGACCAACTACGAGATGGATGATCTCCACTATCAAGTGAACGAGCGTGGGTGTCAGTTTTATAAACACTGAGCGACTCGCCGTCCATTTTCTCCGAAACAACTACATCAAATGTCTTGAATAATTCATAATCATCCAATGACATCATTCGGTCATCATTTTGCAGACCCTCCGAAAATGGTAAGTGGAATGTTTTTGGATACTTGACTTTAGAAGTTTCCATATTCACATTGTAAAGTTTTTAAACCTAAATTTCTCCACATTTCAACTACTTGGTCACGATCATCAATTACTGCGATTACGTTGTATTTTGGCTCAATATATTCCCAAAATATCTCTTCCTTAATAATCGAGTCCTTTCGTTGATCTCCAGTTTTACGCATTATCAACTGATTACATGTGATTCCATTATGGGCAAGCCAGTTTCTGGTTTCATTTTTGCAATTGTCCTCGCGACCACTTACGATCAATACCTTGTAAAATGCACCAAGTCTATTCACAATAGTTTTGACTGATACATCACAATCATCCAATTGAACTTTTGTGTAATCATACGGGCTTCGTTTTCCACTTGTATGAGCCAATGTACCATCAATATCCACAATGATAGCATCGTTCTTCTTCTCATCATGCACTGGTGCGATATACCGCTTCACGACTGGTGGGGCGACTTTGAAATCAAAACTATCAAGCAACTGTAAATAATCCTTCCATTGCTTTTTAATCACATCTTTTCCAACGGATCGTTCGCGTTTTAAATCACGTTCAATTGCAGTTTCCAAAGGTATGCCAAATATCTGGTAAGTGACTGTGGCAGTATGTTTTACAATACTGGCAATCGCATCAATGTATTTTGATTTGAGATTAGTAGCATCATAAATGACATTGTAACCATTGTTGATCAACGTGTCAATACTTGATTTTACCATCTTTGTAATGATGGTTTCAAGTTTGGTGTCAACGACACCCTTATTTTGCCAAACATAGCGAAAATCGTCACGAGAAACGATACACCATTTGTCGTTTTTAGCAACAAAGTCTTTAGCCCACGTTGATTTTCCACTGGCTGAAATCCCGATTAGAATTTTCAGTTCACACTTCTTCATCGCAATCATATTCTGGATCGTGTGTAAATGAAAATGTATCCACTTCTCTGTTAAGTTCTGAACAGGAAGAATATAGTTTTAATTCCACTGTTAACATATCGCCAACAATTTCGGATATTTCGTTAATCTGAATACAGGTAGAGCGTTTAGTCTCGTGATCATTGTACCATACACCATTCCCTTGTATTCCACAGGGAAGATGGTTATACATATCAAGATCATCAAGTGTACTTTCATAATCAAAGCACCAATCGTTCAGATAATCGCCGCCATCAACATCCGTAAAATGGATTTTAATATTCCTTCTCTCAGGTGTTGAATCAATCGTGAGGGTGAAGTTTTCTAATGGAGACTCCTCGCCGATATACCATCCCATGTCAATCATTTGTTGTCCGGTCAAAAACAATTCCGTTTGCATAAGTAAGTAAGTTTTGTTGTTAATAATACTACAAAGATACGGCAATTTTTAACAGTTTGCAAATTTATTTTGCAAATGAAATGTTAACGCAAGAATTTCGCAATTAGCGTTCTTTCCATCCACTGTATTTTTTACGCCAAGTTTTTGGATTTGATTTCGTACCAGCAAGCCCCCACAAACCAAGTTTATTTCGTTTTGCAGTTGCTTGCAATTCTTTTAACCGTTTAGTTTCTAATTTTGGCATATTTGCTTCATCGCGAAACCAAGCATGTCCGTTTTTCAGCATAAAAACACTCACATCAACACTGTCAACAAAAACTCGGCAAACTGATCGATCAAACATGTCGGTATAAACTGGAACAATTTGCAATTGTTTACCACGAACTAATCTTCGCAGTACGTCGGCGGCTTCCAAAGAACCGGGCTGACGTTTTGTAACATAAATGGATGGACGTTCCGGAGCATCAATTCCATATAATCTAATATGGTACGTCGTATCTGTCACTATGGTGTCATTTATAGCAAAAGTTTTTACAGTTGGACTATCGCCATCAAAACAACCTATACCAACTGCTGTGTATGATTGTGTTTTAACCGATTTAAACTGATGTATAGTAGTACAATTTGCAAACAGAAGTGCAAAAATTACCAAATAAAATGCAGATTTCATAATTTATTTCCTTTTATTATTGCTCTATATTGAAGAATTAGTATTGAAGGGATTATTAAAATACCCATTGTTTGAAAAATTGAAATTTCGCAAATGTGGAAATAGTCCAACCATTCGTTTATCAAAAATTGCAAAAGTAAAACAATTACAATCCATATAATGATGTACTTAATCGTTTCACTCATAACTGATTGAATTTAGATAAATTTGATCGGGCATTAATTGTGTAAGAATTTGAAATAATGTTTTTACGATGTACGGGAGCGATGTGTTTTCAACATTCAAACAGTCAAACAAATCAATATCGGCATCGTCAACTGACTTAATTAACTTGTTTTCAATCATCGCTACAAACCACGACTCAATATCAATTCCATTTATCATCAATGTTGTTGGCAGCGAATGCTCAGCCCCAATTTCAACTGTGAATGCTAATGATGTTGGACGCACTTTCCCATTTTCAAGAATGTTGAAATGGATTGGTCGTATTGCAATTGTTTGTCGGAAATACCCTGTTTCTATTTTCATAATTTATTTCATTTTAGTTCACACTGTCCTCCACTGCATGCCAGTTCACCAGTCAAATCAGTGTTGTCATCCAACTCAATGACTTTGGTTAGGTCAACGGCAGTTAAGGTTTTTAATAACTCACTATATTCATCTTCAGTGCAGTCTGTAAATGGGGCTTGTATATATGTCCCGTTATCATATGGGAGTACGGAAAGCCCATTATAATACTTTTTGTTTTTCCACATCCATTTTCCTACCTCCTCCCATTCTTCAGGTTTAATTGACACGGTGGCTGACACATTATGAGTATTTTGTCCGTCAATGTGGGCTGGTTTAATCCATTCAACATAAAACTTCTTAATTCTTTCAAGTAAATCAAGCGGGGATTCGCTTCTTAAAATTGCATTATCCGGGGCCTTTTGTGGAATTGAAATAACTGCGGTATCATGCGGGCGGAAGTATTCATCTTCTACCAATTCAGGATGATAAATTGATAAATATGTGTAAATTGCTTCGTTTTTATTAACACGGATCCGCCGAATATAATAATCATTATGCCAAGCATGAATTCCACTTGATGTCCCCAATACCAAACTGCTCGTTCCTGCCGGTTTTACGCAGGTTGTTCTGGCTGATGAATTTATACCAATTAATTTAGCCACTTGTTTATTGGTTTCATTTACTAAATTGGCCGCGGCAGTTAAATTAAAATGTTGGGCCTTTCCACTTCCTATCCCGGTCATCGAAATTCCCAATAGTGCATCTTTTTCAGTAGTTCGTTGCCAAATTAGCCTCAAATAATGGAAATCGGTATAACTCGCTTGTAATGTACCAATTATCGTAGCAGCCCGCACCCGAGAATTTAAATCTTCCTGCGATTCGATATCCGAAACATTCACTTCACATAAATTACAAAATTGAAATGGTCTAAGGGCGATTTCACAATTATGTACCAAAAGTCCATTCGCAAAGAAATTATGATTATTTTCAACTGAAATATCATAAACATCTACAACAACTTCTATCTGTCTAATCTTTAACATTTATATTATCCTTTGAGTCTATTAACGCATTTTTAATGAAATTAAAGTCCTTATCTGGGTTCTTTTGAGTCAAAATATACCGCAAACCATTTTCTTTTGAATAGTTCATAGCCGCTAAAATCTTATTTTCATAATAATCTTGAAGTGGTTGATTGTAGAAACCACCTTTGGTTTCAAATAAAATCAATTCACTATCAATTTCAATAAGAAAGTCAGGAATGTGAAAGCCATCCTTATTTATTGTTTCAATTCTAATAGTTTCATATTCCCACCAAATTCCAGTTTCTTCAAAAAACTCAATAAATGATTTCTCAAATCCACTTTTCACATATATATTTTCTTGCAATTTGCGATTAAATTTGAAACCAGTGAGTATTTCATGTTTAAAAAAACTTGGACGGATTTTCTTTATCCTTGTATTATTTCTGATTGTATTAACTCCATGAATCCTGGTCCACAATCTTTGTATTTCGTCATCTGGCAATGTGTCTAACCACTCAGTGGTTGGAATGATATTGTTGGTAATAAGCAGGATCAATTTCGTGAATTCATCTTCCCAATTATTAAATCGTTGTATGATTTGTTTTTTGCGGCAAATTACACTCTTTGAATAATCTGATCTAAATTTAGAATATGCCTTAAGAATTTCATCATCTGACATGAAATCACATTCAATACCATTATTTCTAAGCCTTGACCGTTTAAAATTTACCGAATTGACTTCGGTATTGAATAGTTTGCCAGGTTGCATTAAAGTCTTTTGGTATAATTCACTCCCATTCTTTGAAAGAAATTTCATCTTCTTTGAATGTTCTGGTCGAGAAATACCAAACTTTGGTTCACATATAGTATTTCCACATGTTCGTTTCAAATACTTCCCAATAAGACTTTGGGCACTATTAACTAATAATTTAATTTTACCACATTTGCATTTTGGTGATGTATTTCTACATAAATAATTGGCGGTATCTAAGTCAAGATTATGAAATGTGGCTAATTCAATTATGTCTTCAATCGGCGTTTTTATTTTCATATTTCCACTAACTCATCCATTTCATCTAAATTTTGCGCTTCAACCCAACCACGATTGGTCGTGTAAATTTTATGATCTGGTGTACATCTTATTACCTTTCCATTATATTCAAGTTCAATTAAAGTTTTGGATTTTTTAGTTAAAATTCCATCAGTAATACGATTCCATTCAAGTTGGTTGGTATCTTCATTCAATGTCAATACAAATGGCCCAATTAAATTAGTTTGACATATATCAACTAAATTTTTAATTGGAATTTGGTATGATTGAGTTAAACTCCCATCAATATTTTCATCTCGAACTGTAATTAAAGTATCACCAACTAAACAGCATGGGTTGGTTCCCCAGTCCTTATCATTTGTCAAATAAATTCCTGGTTCTCCAGCATTACTCAATTCAATACGTTTCCATAAATCAAAGAAAAATTCCTCTGTAACTTTATGCCGCAATAAAACTGCGCTATTGTTTGCTCTACCTCGTTGTGAATTCAATTCCCACCAGTTTCCGCTTTTGCATGAAATCATTTCGTCGTCATTTGCACTAAATAGTGAGATTAGGGCTGCGCGACGAATACCACCGGCCAACACCGAGTCTGCAATGTGACAAATAATGTCATGTACTTCAATAGGACGTAGTTTATCGCCATTATTTTTTGATTCTAAAATGCCTTCAATTTTAATCAAACATTCCTTCAATGGTTGTGGTCCGGGTGCCTTACCACCAGATGTAATCAGCCGAACTCCCTTTGGGCGAATGTCGCCAAAATCAAAAACAATTTTAGACCCGCCGTAAAAATACGATTTCATCAATGTTTTGATTGCGTCCGCCCACCCTTCAATGTTATCGGCAATTAACCACCGTCTGGTTCTGTCTTGTTTCGGCTTTACAATTTCGGGAAGTTTTTCAACATGATGATGTTGTACTGAAAATCCAATACCAGTACCACCCAGCAACAAAAACATAATTTCAGAAAACGCTCGCCAATCATCAACTGGAAGGTATGCACAATTGTAAATTCGCGTCGGATTTAATTCAATTGGCTTTCCCGCAAATTGCATACTCCGCATGGATGGAAGTATTTTTTTATCATATACTAATTTATACGCATTTTCAATCTCGTCACTTAATTCTGGAAATTTTTTTAAGTGCATTTCCTTGTTTCTATCAACCAGTTCACTCCACGTTTCACGTCTTTGTTTTTCTGGTATGTATTTAGCATACTTCATAAAAACAGTAATATCACTTAAAATTCTTTGGCTTAATTCCATTTAAAATAAATCCATGTTTTGAGGTTCTTGTCTGTGTGAATTCAGTGCATTTTGGACTCGCTGTGATGCTAATTGAAGTCCGTATTCATCGTCGGTCATCATTTCTTTTGTCTTGACTGTTTTTCCAGTCGTCGTATTTTCATTATATACTTCAAATTTACCAACTGACGTATCAAACCGCATAGGAAATGTCATTCCATCCGGTCCAAGCCTGTTTTTTGATATGTGTAATCTTGCTACATTGTTTATTTTATCTTTTGGTCTGCGAGAGACTGACATCATAAAATCCAATGCGAACAACTTGGCAAAACTGTTTGATACTGAGTCATTTTCTATCACATCTTTATCAAGCCCACTTCTGTTCGTTTGGTCACAACCCCATAGTGCAAATCCCTCTCTCCCGCAAAGTCCTCGTAAATCTTTATATAATTCGCCAAGTACTTTGTCCTCCCGCATATTGTTATTATACGGGATTATTAAAAGTTCTGGATAATCAAGTACTACTAAGTCCGGCACAATTCCCAATAATTTAAGTCGCTTAATATCAGTTTCTAATGCCCGAATTGACAAAGTACTTGGCGGAAATTCTTTGATAATCAGTTTTCCCGAAAATTTTGAAATTGTACGTTTAATTTGCGAAATATTATATTTCAAATCATCAAACGTAATACCCGTCATAATACTGTCATACCGCCTTGCTACATAATTTGCATCAAGTTCCAGTGTATAGTGGACAACTACTTTTCCCGATTTCAATGCCTCTGCTCCAAGTTGACATAAAATCCAACTTTTGCCAACTCCGGTTGGTGCCATTACAATTCCAAATTTTCCTTTTGGGAGCCCGCCGCCCATTATGTCATCTATAACTCCCCACCCAGTCTTAACTCTCGGATTCTCCGTAATTTCAGTATAACGGACATCAATATCTTTTAAATAATCAAGCCCGTTAGACTCTGTTTTTTGTCCTTTTTGACGGGCAGCAATTAGTACTTCAACTGCTTCGTCTATCATTCCTTTTTGTAGCAATTCAATTGATTCAGGATACGCATTTTTAATCAACTGATGACGGCAAAATTCAAAAATTCGGTCTTTAATGAATTGTAAATCAGTTGCTTCCTTTGTATGAAAAAATACATCCTTTAAACAACTTAAAACTTCATCCTTGAATAATGTGTCATGCTTTAAATTACTGATTTGAATTTTGAATACTTCCCATGTTGGAGGAGTTTTGTACTCGTTGAAATAACTGTAAATTTGTTCAATCAGCCATTTTAGAGCACGATTTTCAAAATATGCAGGTTCAAGTTTATCACTTATATCACTTAAAAATTCACGGTCTAATATTAATGATGCGACGATTTTTGATTGTGTGTTGTAATCATATTCATTTATTGTGTTGACCATACCACTAAACTGTTAAAAGTTGAATTTAGCCAATGATCCAAATTTTTAAATGAATCAATAAGCCCATCCTCGCGTATAAATCGGTTAAACGCCGTCCTATTCATTTTATTGATTGGACTCCTCAGCAAATCCATAATTTGTATTTTCGTGCTGCTTGAAATGTCCGTATCATGTAATTGCATTAGGTCATAATTTCTATCCATTATTTCCCTCCCAGCAATTATGTTTTTAAACACTTGTTTTGGCTTTTTTTCAGTCTCAACGATCTCTTGGCTGCGGGTATATAAGTAGTCAAGGTCAACTACTTTTTCTGTGATTTCTGGAAAGGATTTTAACAATGTTTTCAATCCAATCCCGGGTATTCCACCAATATTGTCCGAATCATCGCCAGTCAAAACTCTGTACGTCAAATAATTGGATGGGTGCAGTCCTAATTCATTTTTTATTTCCAAAGGTGTGTATAATTTTTTCTTCGTAGGGCTATACACCTCAACCTTATCACTCACTAACTGCAAAAAATCTCGGTCTGTACTTACAATTCTAATTTTGTTTTCAGTTTTGTCGTAGTAATTAGCTGCAATGAACGCGACTACATCATCCGCTTCAACATGGTCAATACAAAATAACTGGATCGGCAACAATGTTAAATACTGTGCAGCACGAAGAATTTGACTTCGTTTTGATTTTTCTTCGTCTTCGGACGTGACAAAAATATCTCTACGCATACTCGTTTTACTTGAACGATTTGCTTTATATTCCGCATAAACTTTTTTTCTGCGAGACGATCCGCCCTTTCCGTCAAAAACTACAATACAACGGGTTGGATTAAACTCTCGGATATTTATTCCGATACTACGCAGAAATCCAAGCGTAGCACCAACATGTTCCCCATTTTCAGTGATTGGAAATCCTGCCGCCCAAATTCGAATCCACAAATTCGTACCATCAATGATCAATACTCGATCATCAACATTACTTGGTAATTGGTCAGTTTTTGAAAAAATATTGGATAGATCAATCATTCAACAAATTGGTTATAAATTCTATTTTAGATTCATCAGATTCAAGCAGTTCCCAATCATATTGCCAAATTATATAGAATTTATAACCATTATCAATGGCCCTACTATACTTTTCATTATCAGATTCCCAAACATCAGAAACAAGTAAGTTGCGATGTGCATCATAGTGATCTTCCTCGTAAAATCTTGGGTCAAAATGCCAATAAGACCCGTTATATTCAATTATGGTGTTTTTAAATTCAATTACAATATCCCATGATTTTCCAAATTTAATCAAATTACCATCAACATAATCTTCAGGATAAATAAAATCTTTTACAATTCTAAACACATCATCTTGGCCCTTACTACCAAATAAGTGTTTAGTTTTTGAAAATACACCAGTTTCCCATTGTCGTTTTGTATTCTCGGATAATAACTTTTTTGTTTCTTCACTAACAACTCTTTTTGGTGGTCGCCAGCCAGTAGCGAATCGAGCCAATGCTACTTCAGATTGACGTTTTCGGGTCTCGTCTGAAACAATTTTCCCAGTATTCCCTAAGGCAATCTTTTTTCGATGTTCTGGAGTTAGCCTACCACCGCAATTTCTTAATCGATTTTCAGTTCTTTTCTTGATTACTTCGGGCGTTTGAGTTTTACCATCATCAATCAACTTTTGCATTGACTTTCGACTTATTTCTTTGAGCGCCAAGCCGTATTCAGTATCCTTATTTTCTTCCCAGAATTTACGAATTGATTCAGTACGCTTGGCTTGAGTATTTGGGGGGCACTTTCTGCCAGTCAATGCAATTGTGATCTTCTTACCAACATACGTTCGTCGTTTTTTGAGTATTATTTTATAAATTTCATGTGAATCTTTATCATATTCAGCATAAAAATTTTGCTTCATTTGGTTTATTTCAGGTCTTCGATATTTGTATAATCGTTCAATTGAAGCAAAGCCAAATATTTCGTTAGTCTCATCTAAAAATAACGCATAGATTTCATCATTAGTTAATAATATCATTTAATAAGTTTATTTTCAATTAAATATTTTTCAATCAATTCCTAATCAGCAAATGGACGAGGGCTGAAATCGGGAGCAAACTTCAACGGACAACCAAGTGCCGCATCATCTATGAATAGGTGTGCATGGCACTTTGGAGATGTTGTCCATGAATTTTGTGTTGGATTTTGTTGAATGCCATAACGTGGTATATCGTTTTCAGCAAACCACTCTACAGCCTGAGTTAAAAAATCTCCAGAATGAATTTTATAACCGTCTTCCAGCACCTGTTCTTCCTGACTATCACTTCTCATAGTCCATAAAATTAACTGATGACCAGCATAAACTAATTTTCTTAAAACGGGTGCTGCACCTACATCATGCCCAACTTCAGGAAAAGAATGTGTGACACATGTCCCATCAAAATCTATAGCAATAATCAATCATTTAACAAAATTTTAAAACATTCATATTCTTTTTTTGCACCAGTAAGCGCATTATGAATTTTCGGTTCTGGTTCAATGCCAAGCATTCCGCATATTTTAAACATACTATATGATCCACCAAACCTCTGATAACCAAGCGAATGTAAGTCAACAGTTCTAAAGAAAAACGGAAAATCTTTAATCTTTCGTTGCTTTTTGTGAATTTCTTTAAGATACTGAAGGTCAAATCCTGCAATATTATGTCCAGCAAGCATTGTACTTCTACTACTCGCCCATTTGACAAATTTTTGATACAATTGCACTGCACTTTGTTTTCGCGGATCAGTTATCTGCTCCATCGTAAATCCATTGATTTTCAACGCTTCGTCAGTTACAATTGAATTGACCGAAATTCTACATTCTTCATAGAATTCATCGCCAGTGTCATAATCAACTGCACCAAGTGAAACGATTGAAGTGGTTTGTGGGTCAATACCCGTAGTTTCTAAATCAATTATTATCATAGTTTTAGTCTTCTTCTATATTTGTATCAATTTCAATATCATCAATTCCAAAATCATCATCCAGTTTGTATTTCATAATATACGCATCACAAATTTGCTTGTATATCATTTCCTTCAAAGCAGGATCGTCGGTTAATAATTTTTTAAAATGTTTGGATTGGAATTTTTTAGTTACTTCTTCTCCAGTTTCGCCATCTACATACACATAACTGTAAGATGAACCACTTTGTTTGAGGAAACCAAATTCTTTAAGAACAGTCAACCATCCACCATAATTGTCCAGCCCACTCTCATAATACATATCAAGTTTTACTTTTCTGCGAGGTGGTCCAAGTCGGTTTTTCACTACACTTACCTCAATTTGCTCACCTACTGGAACATTCGCCACTTTAATTGCGCCAAGTTTTTTCACTCGCAATCTAACAGATGCAGTGAATGGAATTGCATTTCCGCCAGTAGTGGTAAATTTATCGGAAAATAATCCGGCATTCATATTTGCTCGTAATTGATTGATTAAAACGAGCCCAATTTTCCGACCAATCAGTAGTCCGGGTATCTTGCGCATCGCCTTTGAATTTATGATTGCCTTTGCAGTTGCGTATCCGTCTTTTCCATAATCGGCTTCAAGTTCTGTTAATGTACTTGCTCCCATCACACTATCAATTACAATTAAAAGTGGTTTGTTTGTATTTGATGCGACTGCTCGTTCAATCATCAATGCCACAGCATCATACACTTCTTCTAATGCCCGAAGTCTATCAATGTATATTAGTTTGTCTGGGTCCAATCCGAGTGACACATAGAAATCTAACATACCAACTGCTTTCTCAGTATCAAATAATACACCAGTTCCGCCCATTTTTTGACATTCGGCTAACATTGTGGCTGCTAAAAGACTCTTTCCACTCCCCTCCAAGCCACTTATCTCCAAAATTCCACCAAGCCCCATTGTTCCGCCATTTGGACGATTAGATACAGCTAAATCCAATATATCACTTCCACTTTTTACCCAACCTGTAACTAAGTTTGCATTTGTAAGATACCCGGCTGCATCTGGAAATTCTTTATATTTTTTGTTTATTACAGACAATACATCGTCTGCCAAATTATCAATCACTTCTGCTTTAGTTTTGGCCATAGGGAAAATTAGTTAAAAAAGACTACCCACAATCGCATAGATAATGAGTAGTCTTTATGATTAAAACAAAGTGGATTAAAAATTAAAACGGCATATCATCGTCATCTGGTTTTGCCGGGCTATCCATATCATTGAACAGCGTATCAAAATCGTCAACGATTTCATTTATAGTTGATGTGGATGTAGAAGTAGGCACCGCTGTTGCTACTTCTTTCTTTGGCTCAGGAGTCTTCACATTCAAGTATTTTTCCACAGCCGCAAGTAATTCATCATAACTTGGTTCTGTAAACAAAGTTTTCAATTCGGGCATCGCGTTGATTTTTTCAAGTACCGCTTTATCTTCAGTTGCAACCGTAGATTTTCGTGCTGGGATGATTTTTGTGCTCGGATAATCCGTACCATTCACTTCAGGTGGTGAATAAACCACTTTCAAATCAGTGCCAGTTTTCAAATCTGACAAATCGCCCCACTCTTCATCGGCAAAATATTCAAGCAGCGATTCGTAGATTTTTTTCGTAAATCCCCAATATTTTGGGCCTTCATGTTCCTTTCCGCGAATCAAAACCGCGACATAGTAACGGTCGGCTGGCTCAAGTTTACGACGAAAATTAGCCAATGCCATCCACTCGTCCTTCGGAATTTTAGTACCTTCTGGGATAATTGCATTATACGCTTCAACTGCCGGATCCCTGCGATCAAACTGACAAGGGGCAAGCCAAGTTTTACCAAAATTGTAATAAAATTTCAGTTCACTGAATGGCATTTCTGAATTGTAAATGTTTGGTAGAATACGGATGTTGTATTCTCCTGCTGCCGCTTGCCCTGTGGAGGTTTTTGTAGCAGTTGGTTTCCAAAATAAATCTTGGTTTCCACCAGTTTGTGGAGTTTTTGTTTGCGTTTCCTTCAACGCAGCCAGTTTGGCTCGGATTTGTTCTACATTCATGTTTTCAAAATGGTTTGGTTAGAAAAATTGATAACAACCAGTACTTTAACTGGTATTTATTTACAATAATACAGAATATTTTTGAGATTTCCAAATCATTAACAGGTCATTTGCATTTTTATCTTATTATTTTTAATTCGTGATAATTTGTTCCAACCTTCAAGTGGAATGGAATTTGATCAAATATTTTTATTAAATTTTTAAGAAATTGTTTCCCATCTTCATGGCAATAATCAAGCAAAAATGAATCATAGGTGTAAAGTACTAATTTTGTTTTTGTAGTTTCGGTTAAATTTAGCAATTGATCAATCAGATTGCTGTTAAATTCTGTTTCAAGATTCTGCAATAAATAATTGAATATTTTGCTTTGATTGAAGCCGTTCAATTTTTTCGTATCAATTTTACGACCAAACAACAACGTCTTCAATTCCCCGCTCAAGTAAGACTGATAGAATTGATGTGTTAATTCGTGTATTTCTTTAAATGGGGATAGATGTTGATATTGTTGCTCAATTCCACCATAAATCTGTTTGAATGTTAATTCCTTCGCTCGTGCAATGTCGTCACTTGTTGGATTATCTGTGTTGAAATAAACTTTACTAAGTTCCAGATAGATGTTCTTCGGGAATGGCTTGCTTATTATCAGGTAGATCAAATATAAGTGGAATCCTGACAAGTCAATTTCAATTAAACAGCCGCCATCAAATCTGGAAACGAATCGCTTACGACTTCCATCAGTTTTGTTCAACGCCGCATAATTTACATTGTTGAAGTGGTTTGACGGACGACCAGTTAGAGTGTATGGATTGAATTCACAGTGTTCCATTATTTACAATTTTAACAAACTCGATATCTTCTTCACGGATTTTATCACGTTCCCATACTTTATTTAAAACATCAGTCCAATTAAAACCATCGATTTCAACCAATTTCACAGTCGTATTGAATCCTGATTTAAAATTAAGACGACAAAGATAAGTTTGTAGCAATGCTCCACGAAAGTAAAGTGCTATATCACATGGAGAATCAATACATGACATCCAAAGAACCAATTTGGCATTGTTATTTCGTCAATATGATTTTGAAATTCATCACTTTTTGGAAATAGGCGACGAGTCCGCATAGAATGTCGACGTTTGTCAAACCCATCTACCCATTCACTTGATATTTCATTTGTAACTGGATTGTGAAAAAACGTTGGAAGATCTAATTTGATTAGATTATCACCACATATTCCAATTTCCTTTAATTCTTCAATCGTTGTCATTCTTCAACCAGTTTAATCTTCCAATTGGAAGTGATGTGGAATATGCGTCATGTTGCTGTCTATCTAAATCAGATAATGAATAAACTGGTGAAATACCATATTCATAACCAATACTGTTCTCATCAATAGTAATTGTGATGAATTTTTGTTTATTTCTAAATTCAAACACAATCTTATCTAAATCGCCACAAACGGCCTCGATAAATTGATGGAATACATCTGGTAAATTATTGATAAATCGCTTGGCGTTATCTTTGATAATTTGATCTACACTAAGCGAATCAATTTCTTGTAAATATTCAGTTTCCATACATCGAATAATTGAGCGGAAGGTTATTCTCTTTGTAATATTCAGACAATTTTGTGATTAAATATTCTAATGTATCATATCTAACTAACCAAGAAGTAGGAACGGGATCAAACCGCTCATCCATTTTAGATTTCAATTCAATTTGTTGATCTATGATTTCTTTCAGAGGTGGTACATTCCCACTATGAAGAACTGATTTAATTAAATCTTGATCAAATTGTATAGAGGCCATTCTTTTCAATTTTTGCTAAATTCGTGATCATTTTATCATATTGTAAAAATACATCGTCCATCACAAAGTTTTTACATCCAACAACCCACCTATCCTTTATTTCACGACAATAATCCAACCACTTCATAATAGGGATACAATCGTTTAAATTTTGTTGGGTCGGATATAAATGCCAAAACTGACGGACTGTATTCGGAATTTGCAAATTCTTATCTAATCGTTCATTTGTCATAAACCAAAATGCCAACTGCGCATCATAATCTTGCGTAGAATCGCTCAAATATTTTTTCTGGTATATAGTGTTACCTCGTGAAAGAAAGTCGCTTAGAAACGAAATTTGGTACTGGTCACAATCGTTGTGATTTGTACCGACTATCCATTCCTCATACGTTTCAAGTCCATAAAAATATACAAACGAAATACGATTTTGACACCAATGCTTTTTATGATCTGAGAGTACCGGAATCCATAATGTTTTTTGATCCATGAACTTGGTAAATTGGGACTCAAGTCGTGAATCTAAGAAGTTCATTTCAATCTACTATTTGTTATTTCAATATAGTCACAATTGTTATCACAGCCTTCATATCGTCTGTTTTCATTCTTTGCTGCCAATAAAAACGTACCAGACCCACAAAAGGGATCAATCACTAAATCACGGGCATTACTAAAAATCCTAACTAAGCGTTCGCCCAATTGTAGCGGCTTTTGTGTTGGATGATTGACACGTTCACTTGACCACGGAACAATAGGTGAAATATCTGTCCATACATTGGACAATGATCTGAATTCATTTCCATTTTTCAGTCCCATCCCGCCAGTTTTTTTCTTTATAGTTGAGTATTCTTTGTTAAACGTGTATTTTGAAGTTTTTGTAAACCACAAAATGTCTTCACGAGTTGACGTAAAATTTGTTTTAGCGCCTCTACCTTTTATTCGGTCATAAATTAACCAATTTTGCAATGTAAATCCGACTGATTCAAATTCAGTTTTAGTTTTCAAAACATTTGACCAACCACAAAAAATGATTACATTTCCAGTATCCTTTAATATTTCAAAGGATTTTTTTGCAAAATATGACCAGTCAACAATATCTGGAGCATCCCAACTATTTGATTGGTAGTTTATACCATACGGAGGATCGGTACAAATCATATCCACCGATTTGGGCAATTTTGTATTTAGGAAGTCAACGTAATCACAAGTTTCAATCATTATTCACAAATATACGAATATTATTTGAAGTTTCCAAATTTTTTTTGTTAACGAAATCACAATGGCTGTTTCAACGATAAAATTCCAACGGATCAGTCAAAAATGACGCAATTCCGGGAAACTTTAGTGAGTTTGAAACTATATGTGTTAAATTTAATTGGCGAGCATCATTTTGAGGAATTTTACTTATCACCCAATCCAGTTTTATTCGGTTCCAAATTACACCATTTATACCGGGCTTGTTTTGTGTGTTGATACCATTGTATTGCTGGACATCAATTTCAAGAATCGTATATAAAGGATTGTTACGCTTTTGAATTAAAAATCGTTCAATTCGACCAGTCTTGTAATCATCCAACGTCGGGGTTGGTTGGTATGAAACAGGTGTGAGTGATTTGTTGACTCCGCTTCCAGTTAACTGGTTGTATTTCAGGATGTCTTGGGTTGGATTTAACCGAAGTTCAAATAGTTCAACACTTTTTGGTTCTGGCTGAAATCCTGTAAACCGCTGGCCCGTTGGAAGTATGTGAAAACTACCAATATAAACACTACCATCTTCCAATACAAACTCATTTCCTTCCGAGTACTGTCCCGTTAGGATTTGATGAAGTGCGAAGTATGGTCTTTGGATACGGGGCATTATATGAGCGGAAATTCTTTAATTATGTCAATTGCATTAAATGGAACTGAATTTAAGGTATAGCATCCCTCTTTGTAAAAGTTTGGGTCGGCATATATTTTAAATTCATGGCCTATTTTATTTAAGTCTATACTCATTTAACTTTCGTTCAAGTAAATGGGCTTGTTCTTTCTCTTCAAATTCTTGCTCTAAGTTGAGTTCAGAATAATTAAAATATCGACGGAATTTTTCGAGCATTACGTCTCTTAATTTCATTTAGTTGTTTTTAAAGTTGAATATATTGTATATTTGGGTAGTACGCAAGTATGCCTTCTATTTTTGTGACGTAATCAGACTGCTGGAACTGATGTGATGTTTTCGTGACCATGAAATATGACTTATATTGTTCACGCCATTTTCGCGGAACTTGAGTACTACTCACTGCATTTCCGGGAGTCAATCCATACACTCCATCAATTTCCAAACTAATAGACAACCCCGGATAATGTACCGATTCATCCGTTGCTGTTTGTGGATTGTTGTGATACAATCTACCCATAACTGATTTTAGAGCATTTATATCCTGACCATTGAATTTATTTTGACCGACATTACCCGGATTTTTAAGCAATGAGTCCTTGTCAGTTTTTGCTTTGCTATATTCCTTCTCACGTTGTTCTTTCAATTCGTTCGTACAATTTCTAAGGGCTGAAACTGAATCTCCATTCTTAGAACTACCAACAAACATTGCGGCTTTATATTCTTGGCTACCAACATTTGATTGGACTTCACATGTTCTGGTTGAACCATCCCCGTCAACTGGGTCAAATACAATACATTGCAACGTATCAGTTACTCCGTAGTTTTGATCTACCACTAACATTTTTTGATTGTCAGTTGGATGTTCAATTAGTCGTAATGCAATCGCTCCACCAGTACATGCGCTAATTTGGTCGGCAACTTTTTCAAAAAAGTTTATGACGTTAATTACTTCATTTCCAGTATCTTTAACGTCAACTTGGTCTGCGTTGGCTTCTCGTTTTTGCGTCGCTTCGCTGAATGCGGATGATATAATATCACGATGGACTAAAATATTTTGAATTTTAACATCGCCAGATGTATTACATTTTACTGCACCCAAATTTTTACAATCTGCGTCAAAATCTTTACCAGCCCCGTTTGAATTTTTATAGTTTGCGTCACCGAGTAATAATACGTTTATTGGGTCGCCCGATGTAATTCCTTGAGCAATTTTACATTTTGAATATTCAGGGTCAAATTCAATTTTTAAAATTGAAAATTCCTTTCGTTCATGTGCGACACCACAACTTAAAGATCGTAGTAATTGGTCGTTTAAAATGCGATTCACAACATAGCCAATACTAACAAATACTTGATTGTTCGCCGATTCAACCTCATTACTGGCTAAACTGGTATTTTTTACTATCCCGCCAATCCAACCAGTGAATGTTTGCCACATTCCCCGCAAATGGTCTCCATTGTAAACTACAATTGCCGCACTTTGATCTTGAGAACCCGGACTGTAATCTTTAAATGAAGTTATCACTTCACCATCTTCCAATTCGTCAATTGATTTATCGCCGTTTTTTTGAGCATCCGACGCAATTAATTGAGCAACACCTTTTACCGAATGTTTTAATTTATCCTGCCCAGTTAGAAAGAATAATGGACCGCTCGTTCCACTTTGCCCATTGCCATTTATCGCATTACACCCATTACAAACTACAATCTGCATGTCCAGATTTCTAATAGCAGTCCCAGAACTGACAGCGGTAAATGTTGCAATCCAGTGACCTTCACTGTTTGTATTGAAGGAAAAACTTGCAACTTTGTAATTTGTAAGTGTAGTGACTGGTTGTGGAACTCCCCATGTATTTTTATAACCAAAACTTACATCAATTTCATTTCCGGGCAATAAAAAATATTTCTGAACTTGTTCAAAATCCGTGATTGAATAACAACGTATAGTTGCAGATATTTTTCTTGCCAGTCCCCAATCCCCACCATTTTCCAAATTTACGGATTCTAAATCTGGACTTGGCTTAAAGTTTGGTCGGTATGTCGTATCCCACGTCGTTCGTTCTTTTGGTAAGTACATACTTCCTCCACCACCACAACTTTTGTCACGACCAGTAATTTGAACCCAACATGGATTTCTGACAGACGCGGATTGGCCATTCGCAGTTTGAACTTTATCAAGCAAATTACGACGGCCTTGTAATATTTTAATTACATTGCCTTCTTTTGGGTTTCTACGATATACCGATTCTGCCATTAGAATTGCTTTTCGTTAAATAAAGTCTCAACATCTCCACTATTCAACGGAAATGGTATTCGCAGTCTAAACCCGATTGGAGGTTTGATTGTTGCTGCTGCCAGTTTGTTTGCTCTCGCTAAAATTACCCAATATCGTACATCTCCATAATATTCATTTGCAATGAGATCAAGACGATCACTTATTTTTGTGATGATATAAATGTCTGAACTTTTTCGTTCAAATTTGGGGTAATACAACGATTCATACCGGCGTTTTCCATCGGCAGTTTTAATTACATCAGCAAATTCTTGATAGCGTTGCATTATTTACCCACAATATGAGATTTAAGACTATTATTCGTTTGATCCAATTTTTAAATAAAATATCTTGAACTTGCATCAGGTCTTCGCCCAAGACTATTTGCAAGCACTTTAATCGTCATGTTAACATCTGTATAGAGTGGCCGTAAATCTTTCCAAGGCGATTCAGGTTTCCAATCATAAGTCAAACTTGTGATAACACCGTATCCTTTATGTAATTTTCCAATCTGGAACAATACATGAGGACTGTTGTATCCACTTCCAGTCTTATAAATCGGGTAAGTCATTCTGCCAAGTCTTGCAAGTAAAAAATCGTGATTATGTTCATGTTCTCTATCATCCAACGCAACTACAAAAAATGATAAATTGATTTGCCGATTTGCACCACCATAGAAGACTTTGGGGTCAGCACGACCCATGTCAAAATATTCATTGTAGGATGGGCTGGAACTGTCATTGATTGAAGTTATATGTGCTTCAAAATTTAGTTTCCATTCCTGTTCCTTTAATGCTCCTACTCCCGGATCGTGTCTCCAGAAATAGAACATTTCTTTTTTAAAGTCCGAACGTGGTCTTGGCATATATTAAGTTGCCCAATATCTAAAATGACTAATATCTACTGAATTGTATTTTCTATGTGGAGTTGAGACATCTATCAGTTTATTCGTTGCTGGATCAAAATAACCCACTGCATACGTTGAATCTGCTTTTGAAATCAAAAATAATTGCACATTGACTGGTGGCATAGTATCAAACGATGTAAATTTTTTTGAAATTCCAGTATTTTCTGTTAGTTCACGTTTTACTTCCATAATGAGTGGTTTGAGTAGTTTAATTGCCCGTTGCTTTTGACTTGGTGTCATTTTTTTTATTCCTTTGTTTTTAAATATAATTTATAATCAATCCTTGAGATTGGGTTTTTGAGGTCATCCTTATGTTGTTTCCAGTATTCAATAAATTGCAATGATAATTCTTTAAACGTATCAGCAGTCACCAAAGTTTTTCCTACTTTGGTTTTTGGATTTCTATACATGAATGACGGTTTGTCGGTTTTATAATTCAATCCGCAGTCAAAATTTCCCCATTTAGTTGCCATTTTAATACCTTTTTAAAGTCCGAACGTGGTCTTGGCATATATTAAGTTGCCCAATATCTAAAATATTTAATATCTACTGAACTATATGTTCTATGCGCATTTGCTACATCTACCAGTTTATTCGTTGCCGGATCAAAATAACCCACTGCATACGTTGAATCTGCTTTTGAAATCAAAAATAATTGCACATTGGCTGGAGGCATCGTGTCAAACGATGTAAATTTTTTAGAAATTCCGGTATTTTCGGTTAGTTCGCGTTTTACTTCCATGATGAGTGGTTTTAAAATTTGCTTAAATTTGTTCCGTTGTCCATTTGTCATTTTTTGAAATGCTCCTAATTGTTATTTTGTTTTCTAATTATATCCCCAACCCTTTGCCCATCCATATGGACTACGAGTTGCTGTTTTAATTGCAATTCCATAAGTTGATTCAGTTTCATAAGCAGCATTTCCACTTTTGATAAATCCCCAATCTCGTCATTGCTATAATTATCAGATGACTTTTGCTTTTCAAATTGACCCTGTTGAATATTATTTTGATTGAATTTTGGATATTCAATTTTTACATCCTGCGCAACTGATTCCCGTTTCGGTTCCTTAACTTGAACGTCCTGTGCGACGGATTGTTTACTCGGAGCAAAAGGTTTAACAAGTGGGGTTTGAATTGGGGAAATTTTAACTTGCGTATTATCCCGCTCAACTTTTGGTTGAATTTCGGTGAGCGGTTCAATTTGGCGAGTAATTTTAGCATCAACTCCAATCTCATCAAAGTTTTTAAGTTTTTCAATATTTGTAAGATCAACATTTTCAAGAACTTTTGTCAAATCTATCAAATTTGTAACTAAACTTCCAATGGAATTCGCCACAATATACAACGGATTTGCCAAATTTCCAACTATTTGCAAATCTTTAACAAATCCACCACTGAATAACGACTGAATTCCGCTCATTGCGTTGAGTGTGAACATTGCACCACTGATTGAAATTAAACCAGCCGATAATCCAAAAAGTGAACTAACTGAAACTTTAGTCAATTCCATCAACGAACTGCCCAAATCAATTAGGGGTGATGGATTTAGTGACTTCATACTGGAATTTAATGTGATTAGGGAGCCAGAAAATAATATAAGAGAAACACTTGCTGCACCAATTGCCATCGCTCCGGCTAAAATTACTGGAGAAATCATCCCAAATATACCAACAGTTGCGCCAAAAGCAACAAGTGCAACACCCGCTTTTGCCAATCCTTCCCATCCAATGTTGTTAAATTTTTCCAACGCAAACGCAAGTGGTATAAGTGATGCACCAATTGCTGCAATGGCAACCGAACCAAGTAATAACGCTGGTGAAATTCCAGACATAACACTTCCTATAACACCAAGACCAATTAGTGCAACACCCGCTTTTGCCAATCCTTCCCATCCAATGTTGTTAAATTTTTCCAACGCAAACGCAAGTGGTATAAGTGATGCACCAATTGCTGCAATGGCAACCGAACCAAGTAATAACGCTGGTGAAATTCCAGACATAACACTTCCTATAACACCAAGACCAATTAGTGCAACACC